TGCGTCGGATTTGCGTCCGCAACCGTGCCGGTGGCGGATTGCTGCAGGATGTTGACGACAGCCGGCGGACGGAAGAGGCGATAGGGCGTGAGCGCCACGGTGGGCGTGACCCAATACGGCAGATGCAACGCCTCGACGATCTCCCAGGTGTAGCCGGCGGAGGGTGCGATGGCGAATGCGGTGCCACCGCCACCCACCATCACATCGTTCTGGTCGAGCACGTCGATGATGGGCAGCAGCTGCTGACCACCGGGGCCGACAATCAAAACGCAGCGGCCGATGCCGCCGTAGATGCCGATGTTCGTCTGGCTGATGGTGGTGGCGCCGGCCGGAAGCGTGGAGAGCAGGCTGAATGGCGTGGCCGGCGGCGCATTGGCGATGCGGACCACGTCCGGCAGCTGCGGCTGGGCCAATCCCAGCTGCTGCGCTGCCGCGGTGGAGACGGTGTAGGTGTCCTGGTCGGCTCCGGCGAGGATCTGCAGCACGTCGCTGGAAGGATCGACGGTGCTGAGATTCGTGGGCGGGTTCAGGGTGTTGTCAGGATAGGTGATCGCGCTCGTCAACGAGAAATTCGTTCCCAAGAAACCGAACCGGGAGAAGAAATCCACGGTGTCCGTCGCGGCGAACGTGATCGGGCGATCGAGCGTCACCGAGGCCGGACCACCGACAAACGAAGAGGCGGCCGGCGTCTGATTGGTGGTGCCCTGGCCATGGCCGACCGAAGGCGTATCGCCGCCCAGATCGACGAAGGTCAGCACCGATTCATTGTCGAAGAGATCGCCGCCCGTCTCGGGCTGCACAACCCACGTGAAGGTGCCGTTGTCGTAGGAGATGAGCGTGCCGTTGTAGGCGCCCTGGCGCACGGGCAGGCCGATGTCGCCCGCGACCGGCCCGGTGTAGCCCTGCGTCTGCGCGCCAGCGAACGAGGCTTCCGTGCCGACGCCCTGGCCACCGAAGACCTGGATCTGGTAGCCGACGCCATCGAAGAGATCGGTGCCCGGGTTGTTCGGGATGATGTACCAGATGAGACCGGTGTTGTCGTAGTCGTAGAGCACACCGTTGTAGGTGGCGGCACCGGTGATCTGCTGAACGCTCTTGCCCTTTGATGCCGGCGTGGGCGCCGTGTAGCTGCCGGAATTTAGAGTCACTGGAATGACGCTAACCGGCGGCGCGAACGTAAGCGTCACCACCGCACCGACTTGAGACGACAAAACAGTGTAATATTCGCCGGCGTATTTGAGGAAGAGCCCCAGGCCATCACCAAGCCCGAGCGGGAAGCTGGAGAAGGTGGCAACGTTGTTGACGAGATCGACAGCGCTGACCGCGGCCGAAGAGATCGACTGGCTGTTGCGCATCACCGAGAAGCGGGTGCCAGCGGCGACGTCGAAGGGCAGCGCAGGACGCGTGACCACGGTGTTCTGGTCCAGCACCTGATCGATGAGCACGGTGCAGCGGGTGCCGTCGCCGCCGGTGGCGGCGACGTTGGCATCAGGGATGGTCGGGTTGTAGAAGACGATGAGATCGCCGACGTCGGCCGTCGCGCCGATTCCGGTGGCCGAGAGCGTGGTCGTGGTGGCGGCCAAGATCGACGGCAACTCACTGACGTATTTGGTGTGGTTGGTGGGGAAAGTGATCAGAGGCGACTGTTCGAAGACGGCCTGATCGTCACGCTCGATGATGCAGAAGCTGTTCTGCGGCAGGACTCCCACCAATCCGGAGATGATCTGCGCCACTGAGCCGAGCGTCTGTGCGACGTTGCCCGGATCGTAGATGTGGATCTCCGTGAAGAGCGTTTCGATGACCACGCTCGTGATCGGGAAGAAATGCGCCGGCGTATAGCCGTCATCGCTGCCGAAGTAGAGGTAGCACTGCGTGCCGATGGTCGCCGGGTGATGCGGCGGTCCGCCGGTGGGATTGCGGTATTGGAAGACCTGGACGTTGGGATTCAGATCGGTGCCAGCGTGGACGACAGCCCCCTCGGACAGCGGCAGCCCCACCATCAAAGAGTTGGTGGCCACGGCCAGGACCTGATACATGCCGGCGGCAGCACCCTCCGGGACCACCAGACGGTCGTTCACGCGGGCGCTGGCACCGATGGAGGTCAGCGGGATGGTGAGCGTGCCAGCGGGCAGCTGGGCGCCAACATAGGTGGCGTTCACCACGTTCTGGATGGACGGGCTCACATCGAGAAGACGGCCACCCACCCCGGTGACGCGGCGGTAGTTCTCGCCGTAGTAGAGGATGTCACCGACCTGGAGATTGCTCTGGGCGAAGCTGATGCCGAAGAGATCGCCGACGAGAGACGAGACGCCATTGCGGCCGGGCAGCACGAAGAGTTCGCTGCCAGCGACGAGGTCTTGATTCGCGGTCTCGAAACGATCGACACCGAAGGAGCCCACCACGAAGCCGGTGACCGGGATGGTGTCCTGATCGAAGCTGAAGGCCACGCTCTCATCGAGTTGCGGCTCATGCGAATCGGGATTCCAGAACAACCCCTCGATCGTGAGGATGCCGCGCTGGAATGCGAAGACGAGTTCATTGGCCTGGGCTTGGTCTTCCGAGACGATATTGAATTGCTGCGAAGACGGCAGATAGCTGATCGTCAGCTGTTGCTGCGACGTCGTCTTCGTGTTGAGCCAGATGTCGACCAGCCCACCCAGATGCACGAGGATGTTCCCGGCAGGGGAAACGATCGTGACGAGATCGCGCACCATTTGCGGATCACCAACACCAGCGATGAAGAGATCAGTGATCCCAGGGTAGTTGTCGAGGAGAGGCGCACGCGTGGAGGCACGGCCGACGAGATTCTGCAACCCGATGCTCTTGAACATCGCGTTGACGACGTCGAAGTTGCTCTGATCCGGCGAGGTGATCGAGAAGTCAGTGGGATTCTCCACGCGGATAATGCCGGGCGGCGGGTTCTGCACGCCGATGATCGCGCCGGCAGGGATGGCATAGCTGTTGCCGACGCCGACCGATTGCACGGCGACGTCGTAGTAGAAGGTGCCGTCAGCGAGACGGCGCGCGTAGAGGTCCGCGGTGGTGATGGAGATGGGAGCCGAGAGATTGAAGGTCGTGCCATCGGCGGTGTAGAAGACGAGATTGCTGAGCGAGTAGTTCGCGACGGTGCTGAAGTAGAGACGCACCACGCCACTGGACGTCGAGCCCGTCTGGCGGAAGCGGCCCCAGTTCGAAGAGATGGCATCGAGATCTTCCCGGCGCATCACCTGCCAGTTCGAGATCGACTGGTTCACTTTGACCATGTCGATCTCGTGACGGATCGGCTGCATCAGGCCGGTGTAGGCCTTGATGATCAGATCGTTTGCGGCGCTACCGCGGCCGAAGTCTTTCGTCGGGAATGCCCGCTGGCAGTAGTCCTGGATGAAAGCGCGAATGGGAAGGGCAAGAGCCATCGTTTTCTCCGCTTACGCGTTCGAGACGCCAATGGTGGCCTTGGTGGAGCCGGACACAATCGTGATCGAGAGGCGCCACGCGGTGGCGGTCTCGTCGTAGTCGATGCTGTTCAGGATCAGGTCCGTCAGCACTTCAGAGGGGTCGGTAGAAGAGTTGCCTGAGAGATCAGACTGGACCTTCTTCAGCATCAGCGTCGCGGCCTGCGTCGCCTCGTCATTGGTTGGGCCTTGGATAGGCCCGAGCGTGGAGCGGATGCCGGCGCCAAAGGTGGGATCGTCTTCGTCATCGCCCACCTCACAGAAGAGGCACAGGTAGACGCGCTGCACGAGATTGTAGAGGCCTGCGGCATAGGCCGGGTTCGGCCAGGACTCGGGCACGATGAGCCCATTGATGAAGTCGATGACTTTGATATCGGCCGGCATGGCGACAGGGTATGGCTTCGGGAGGGGCATAAAATAGACTACAACCCCAAGGAAAAATCATGACCACTCCCGCTTTCACCGTCACTGGCGCTGCTGCAACCGGGAAGAGCGGCGTGCTGTTCGCCGTCACTTCGCTCCCGGCCACCGGGCTGAACGCGGGCGACATCTACAAAAGCTCGATCACCAATTGCCTGTATCAGATCGTGGATCTGTTCAACGCGATCCCGAATGAAGACAGCGGCAATGTCGATGCGATCCTGGTGACGCCGCTGACGCCGGGTGGCAATGTCGAGAACGGCGCGGTCATGACCCAGGTCTACGCGATCCTCGATTCCTGAAAAAGAAGAAGCCTGGGCTGAAAAGCCCAGGCCTCTTGAAGTGTCGCGTCCTGTGGGAGTCGAACCCACAACCCGCCAGTTTAGATCTGGCCGCTCTGCCAATTGAGCTAAAGACGCATGATATCCCGGCTACGGGCCGGTCTCCGTTGCGGCGGGCGCCGCGGGTGATTGTCTCAAAATCTTCGTCTTGGTTGCTAGCCGAGATGAGCGAAATCCTCCTTGCCGTTCCGGCGGTCGAGGTGTTTGGTCGAAGGGGCAGGATTCGAACCTGCGACCTCCGAAGCATTGCTGCTCCGGCGCTCGGCCTCTGAGCTTCCCTTCGAGATGGCGGAGGGACCAGGGAATTCTCCTGGCGCTGAGGCATGTGGCGCCCCAGCGAAGCTATGCGCTATCCCTCCATGAGAAGGGGTCCACATACGCCAGCGGCGGAACGGCTTCCGTTCCGCGCCGACGAGTGGAGGGGATGCGATGGCGGTGGCCCGGCCGCCCAAGTCGGGCTCGCGGATCACGCGCAGACGATCATGCTTCGCAGCTTCGGCCAGAAGTGCGGCCTCATCCGGGAAGGTGCAGATCACCATGAAGTCGGAGTCCAACTGCGGGGTGGAGAAATAGATCCCGCATTCTTGCGCCGCGTGGGCCACCTGGACCAGCTGCTGGGCGAGGGGGAGATCGGCACAGACGCCGATGTACACGTAGCGGTTTTGGTTGGAGATCTACTGCATGGCGGCCGACAATACAAACCGTCAGCGCCTCGTCAAGTCCGACCTTGCCAAGCGCAAGATTGGCTGGCGGAATGTGTACGCTGAGTGACGGGAACTATACCGGTTCGATGTTAAGAACTATATTGAGATTAGTACTTACATGCCGGGCTAGTAGAGAGTGTAGCGAAATTTGTCGAGGTATTAACTCTCTGTCACGTCTTGAAGAGACCCCCAACGGTCGGGTCTGAGCACCCCCGGGACACACCCACGGGGTTGTTGCTGCGCAAGGACTTACGCTGAAACTAGGGGATAACACCCCCCACAGGTCCGGCCTGTGCGCTCCCGCGCGCCGCAACTCTACTTTTCCACGTTTTATTTTACCCTCTCTATATTGATCAATTAACCCCTTATTTACTCCGATCATATATCCTCCTCTCCCGCGTGTAATGTGTATGGAGTACCTCTGGGGGCGTAAACCTATGGGGTTACGGTATGTATATCATAGTACCTACCACATATCACTATATATACTATATATACTATATATTTAATTCTCTTCTTTTCTCTTAAAAGAAGAGAAAAAGAGATAATATAATATAATAGAATAAGAAGTAATAGATAATACTAAGGGAAGTTTCTATACCGAACGAACTACTAAAGATCTCTCCAACTATAGGGTCCGAATGGAGACCTCCGGTAACCGCCGGGGTAGGCACCAAAACACAAAGTCGATGCAAATACAACATATCACCGAACCCTGTCGGGTTCGCTTGACTTTCACACCCAAAAACGCAACGCTTTCAGCGAAACCGAAAACGAAAGGCCTCCCGATGAACGCTCCCGCCGCGCCCACGATCGAACAGAAGCTCGCGCTCGAAGTCGAACTCGCGAACCTCACCTCCGAGATCTCCGGGCTCGAAAAGCGGAAGAACGAACTCGACGGCAAAGTCGCGGCGCTCTCGAATGCAAATCGAGACAAGATGCGCACCGCGCAAGACGCGTTCATCGCGCGCCACGGCAAGCGTTTTGAAGACATCGATCTCGGTGCCGCCATCATCGGTCTCGGCGGCGAACACGTCTTCAAGATCAAAGACATCGCCTTCATGCTCGCGGTGCCGTCCGGCGAACATCAGCGTCAGGTGCAGGCCTTCGCAATGGACCCGACCATGATCGTCGACCAGATGGGCCAGAAGGTGAAAGTGAACCTCGGCCCGATCGAGCATCACGAGATGCTCCTCTTGCAGTGGGTGACGAAGTTCCAGCCGCCCATGGTCGGCGGCAAGCCGATCGCCCTCCGCAATTTCGCGAATGTCCCGATCGCAAGTCGTCTCGCCGTCTTGCGTCCGCTGCCGCTGCCCCTCTTGGGCGCCGTCGCCGATGAATGCCAGACGATGAACAGCTATGTGAACATCTTCCTGGAACGTGAACTGGGAAACTGATTGCCGATCCGGGGCTGTGGTTCATCGGCAACGCGCTGCTCGACGGCCTGAATCCCGGATCGGACAACCCGCGCGACAGGTTCCTCTTCCATATCTATCAGCGCCGTCTTCTTCTCGATGCGATGAAGACGAAGGCGACTCTTCTCGCAATGATGGGCAGCACCGACGCAGCGGCGAAGATGGCAAAGGTCTATCTCGAAATGGCGATCCCGGTCAGCGCGAAAGACAAGCGTGAGAAGTTGATGAGCCAGGAAGAGCAGCTGAAGTCGCTGGAGAAGACCGGCTATTACTTCAAGCCCATCCTTGAGCGCGGAGCCAAGAGAAAGCCGGGACAGAAGGCCTCCAAGACGCCCGGCAAGGCTGCTGCCGGGGCCAAGGCGCCACCCGTTGCACCAGACGCGCCCGTCGCGCCCAGCTTGTGGGGCAAGCGCGACCTTGCCCGCCCCACGGCCCCGCAGGCGCCCCAGGCGCCCAGGGTCACGCCGCAGCGCCAAGCTGGGCCTGCTACATCCTTCCCAAAGGGTCGGCCCGGACGATGATGGTGGGCTATGGATCTCGACGAGCAGTTCCTGCAGAATCAGACCCGGCTCCTGCAGGAGATCCGCGACGAACTCCGCTCTACGCGCGCTGCATCGACGGCACAAGCCACGGGTGCATCCTCCTACGGCTTCTCGGCTACGCCCGGCTTCGGCACCTTCTCCCGCGCGCAGACCATCTCGGATCAGGTCCTCTCGGGGCAGTGGAACACGCTGAACTGGGCGAACGCCTACAAGCCGACGTATCAATCGTCCTTCGGCCGCGACATCCTCGCGCTGACAGGCTTCGGCCGTGCGCCTGAAACGCTGACCCAGTCTGAATACGAACAGCTGGCGGGCCAATCGGTCGGTCTGCGCGTCTCGCGCACCATCTCCGGCTTCTTCGCCCCGGAGTACACCCGGCAGACGACTGACTTTGCAGCGAACATCCAACAGAACAGCAGCCGCTTCATTCGCTTCGGCAATCCGAACGCGAGCAACATCTTCGGCGCCGGCTTCGATCAGATCCAATCGAATCAGCTGGCGCGCGCCGTCAACTATGAGGCGCTCGGGAATCTGCGTCTCTCGCAGAACGACTACCAGACCATCGCCAACACCGGGATGCAGGCTGGACAGTTCAATGAAGTCAGCAGCACCGAAGAGTTCCGGCTCAAGGTCCGCGAACTCGCCGCAGCAACTGAAGAACTGACGCGCTCCCTCAAGCTGGTGCCACAAGAAGTCGCGAACGCGATGGGCACGCTGCGCATGATGGGTGTGCGCTCCGTCGAGCAGCAGACCAACATCCTCCGCTACGCTGGCAGCGCCGGCTTGGTGGCTGGTATGTCGCCCACCGAGATGCTGGGTGTGGCCACCCGCGCCGGGGCCACTGCGAATGCTATGGGCCTCTCGACCGAGGCTGGTGCCATCGGCGCCATGGATGCCGCGATGCAGCTGCGCACGATGAGCAGCCAGGGCCTGCTGACGCAGAACGACATCGCCCGTGGCGGCGGCATTGCTGCGATTGCCGAGAACCAGCGCGCGGCCATCGAACGCTTCGCGATGAGCGACCAGGGCTTCTTGATGTTCCGCGGTGGTGGCGGCCAGAAGGGCGTTGGCGCTTTCGGTGCCATGGGCGGCGCTCTCGGCAATCTCTCGTACAACGATCTCGTCTCGTTTCAGATGGATCGCTACACGGAGATGCAGAAGGCGACGCCGCGCGAACTGAACAATCTCTTCAAGAACATGATCGACACGCAGCTGGATGCGGTCGGCACTGGGCTGAATGAGAAGGGCCGCCGCGGTATGGCCTTCAGCATGGCCATGGACCGTGGAATGGGGCCGGTGGAGGCAGAGGCATTCGTCACCGCGAACTATACAGAAGAGGGCCGCAAGGCTTCGGAGAATGCCGAATGGCAGCAGCGCCGTGCCGAGCGCTACAACATGCTCAAGAACGAGGACGACCTCGAATACACGCGGAGCACGATCGGTGGCCGGCTGAAGGCTGCGGAGAATTCCTGGGCGCGTGAATACCACAGCGCGCTCGATATGGTCTTCAGTGGCACCGATACCGCCGGCAATCAATTCAGCCGCGCGCATGCTATCGATCTCGCTGCTGTCGCTGCAGAAGGCGGCGGCCCGATGACGACGGCTGAGCGTCTGTCTGCTGAGCGCGCCGGGTCAGCATCTCAGCAATATCTGCAAGTCACACCAAAGGCCGGCGGTCGTGCCGTGGCGGCCGGTATGCTCACGCTGAACCCACTACTCCTGATCGCAGTGGGGCTCGGACTGTCTGGCCCGACCAAGACGGAAATCGACAAACAACTCGAAGCTCGTCTCGTGGTCACTGCGGATGCATTGAACAACGCGGATCGCCAACGCGGTAATGCTCTTGCCGACGCAATGCCCGGTGTTGTGAAGGGAGATGCCTGGAATGCTCTTCTCAGCACTAACTTCGACCAACTGTCTGGAGACGCGGACAAGCAGCTTGAGGTGAACTCGCTCTTCGAGCAGGCCTTGGCTGACAATTCGAATCTCACGGTCGGCCAGAATGGAGAGCGTCTGACTGCGCAGCAACTCGCGGACATCCTGGCGACGCGCAAAGACAACGTGACGTTCGGATTGAAATCCGTGAATGGCCATATCGGGCAGACGATCGATAGCTTCATGAAGAGCCCGGAACAGAAAGCAAATGAGGCCAAGCTCACGAATCTCCTCGGTGAGGAGAACGGGTGGAAAGCATGGTGGAACCAAGACACCAAGCAGGTCAATACCGGAATTGATCTCAAGACCAATGCCAAAGAGGTGAATGCCTACCTCCGCGCGATGCGGGGAGGGGATGAGAAGGAGATGGATGCTGCGCGTCGTATGCTCGCGGGAGCTATCGGCGAAGACAAAGAGAACATTCTCTTCGCGAATATCGGACGAGAGCAAGACGCGACGATCACTCTGTTCACCGGGGACAAGACCAGCTACTACGCGGACCTCGATGCAGGGATCGCCTTTACGCAGGGCATCAACGATCGAGTCAACCAGAGCCGCTTGCGCGATACCTTCGAGAGCATGGTTGACTCTGCCTCCAGCAATATCCGCAACATCGCCGTCGATGGGAATAAACTCGATCCCACCGCTGACATTGCCCGTGTCCGTGCCGCGAGCACGTCTGATCACGATATCGAAGCGCTTGGGGTCTTGTTCCAGAACAAAGACATCGCGAAAGCCGTCGACAACGATCAATGGGGCGCTTTCTGGAAGGACGAGAAAAAGATCTTCGATGCCAAAGACAAGTTCTCGCATCTTGATCTCGCAGGCCTGAAGGCCCTCAACTTCGACACCAGCGCCTATCAGGGCAAACTCGCAGACATCGACAAAGACGCTGCCGCGCACGGCGAGCACCTGACGGATGAAGAGCGCGGCAAGAAACTCATGGACCAACTCCTCTCCGAGCGTGCAGAGCGCGAGCAGACCGCGCCTGCTGAGGATAAAGATTCGGATCTCGACACCGCCGCAGGTAAGAACCAGAAGATGGCTGCTGACGCTCTCGAACGCCTCGTCAAACTCCTCGACATCAAACAGCAATGACCAAACTCGACGACCTCTATGCCGAGAACATGCGCAAGACTGCACAGATCTTGCAGGCCATACTGAACACGAAAGAAGTCGCGTTCCCCGTCTCGGCCGCGCTCAACGTCGACATGAAGACGTATCTGTCCTTGGTGAACGACAAGAGGAAACGCAATGCCGAATAATTTCCTGAATCCCGATTCGATCAACACGCCGTCGACGATCTTCAACCAGCCGGGAGACGTGTGGGGCAACAACGAGGCTCCGGCCACGGTGCCGCTCAACACCTACTACCGCGTCCCGCAGCCCAACTCGGCGCCGATCACACCCGACTTCGCCACGCCCCAGATCCTGACCATCCCAGGCCAGACGCTCGCGGCCACGCCTGATGACGTTGCCTCTACCACTACCATCCCGCAGCCGGCGGCGCCGACTGCCATCCCCACGACGCCTGTCGTGGCGCCCTATTCCATCGCCCGCGGCCTCAGCATCCTCGATCAGTACCGCTCTGGCTTCTGGACCACCAGCGACGCCATCGAGACGATCGCAGCCTCCATGGCCACCGCGACCGCCATGGATCCGACGCCGGCCGAACTCGTCGACGCCTGGACCAACTTCCAGGTCTTCTCCTACCTGCCGGTGCAGATCAGCCCGTCACAGGCGGATTTCAATGCGCTCTCGACTCCGTCTCAGCGTGCGACCTGGATTCGCGCGCAGCTGGCGAACATCGGAATCAACGTCTCGTCGGCGCTCAACGCCCCTACGACGAAGATCTCGCTCACCGACATGATGACGAATGCCTTGGCGCCTTCGACCGGTACGATCACCGCCGAGCCGCCGCCCTATGCCAACACCCTCAGCAGCATCTGCGTCCTGGCGCCCGAGACCGACATCCCACAGCAGACTGCCGCCGACGTCTTCAACTCCCAGGCATAAACCGTGAGCACCATCATCAGCCGTGAATACCTGACCGACTACGTCGGCTCCTACGTGATCTTCACGTATGACGATGGGCACCAAGAGACGCAGCCGCCGAATCGTCCGCAGTCGCGTGAAGACGTGCAGCGCCAGATTCGGATTGCACAAGCCTCTTCGAACGCCACGCAGGCCCTGGCTGCTGAGCGCTCCCGGTTCACCAAAACTGCTGCGCAGGCCGCGGCGCCGAACGCCCAGGCCCTCGGCCGTGCCGACTTCGACACCCTCGCGGGATTGACCATCACCAATCCATACGCGCAGGGCGTCAACGCGGTCTCAGAAGTCGCGAAGACGGCGAGCGCCAGCGATGCTACGGTCTCGACGTTGATCTCTTCTCTCAGCCTCGGATCTCCAGTCGTCGGCGAAAATGCCGGCGCCGAATACACCGCAGACACTGATCCAACAGCATCGGCGCAGACGCTGGAACGGACTCGTGAGGTCAGCAATGCCTAAACAATATGTCAATCCGGCTGAACTGCAGACCTCCTTCGGTCCGTCGACTTTGCCGACTGCCCCGGGCACCGTCTTCACGCGCTACAACCCCTCGCTGTCGCCAGCGCTCGGCAGTTCCAACATCTCGACGGTCACCTCAAAGCAGCTGATGACCTCAGCTGCCGTGCAGTCGCAGACGCAGGCTGCGCTCTCGGCGCAGAACAGCACGCAGCAGAAGGCCGCATTCGTGGCGCAGCAGGGCGGGATCAACGCCTACACCGATACGCTCACCGATTCAGCATGGCACGCTCTGCAGCCCGGCGTCATGCCGCCGACCACGCTGAACTATCGCAACCGCCCCGCGATCCGCCTGTATGCCATCGACGGCTCCGATGCCAGCGTGCATGTGCCGCCGTTCACCCATTTCATTCTCGGCGATGTGCGCGCTCTCGATCAAGAGCGTATGGAAGTGCTGGAGACGTTCGGCCTACCCCACTTCTTCACCACCGGTCGCTTCGTCCGGAAGTATTCGTTCTCTGGCATCGTGCGGAACTACCCCGCGGCCGATCCCAAGCAGGATGGCTACTCTGTCACCGGGAACGCGAAGGCCAAGGTCCTCTCGAAAGTTTCGCAGAGAGACCTCCTGATCAATTTTTACGAACAATATCTTCGCGCCAGCGCCTGCGCCCAGGCCGGGCGTTACGCCGCAATCGTGGTGGACGGCCACACGTTCAAAGGCTTCGTCACCGATCTCGACATCGACCGCAATTCCAACATGGAACTCGCGTCGACTTTCGCGTTCAATATGGTCGTCTTCGATCGCACCGATCAGTCTGGCGCGACGATCGCGCTGAGAGATTACGCGGCGACCACCACGCCGACGCAGACGACCTCCGATCCGACGCAGATCTCGTCTGCCACGCAGGACCAGACGATCACCGTCAAAGGCCCAGAAGTGGGGCCGGCACAGGCCACCGAGACGATTGGTCTCGGGCTATTCAATCCGGGAAGCAATAGCTTCGCATCCAATCCGATTCTCACGCTGACGTGTGCGCTGGCGAACGACATCCTCAAGGTCTCTTGCGGCGGCGGCTTGTCGTTGGTCTACGCTGATGGCTCGCCGGTCAATCTCTCGGGATCCACTGCCGGCGCCCAAGAAGTCCGCGTCATGGTCACCACGCCGACCGCGCTGAATGCCTTTCTCGGTAACGCCACTTCTGGCACCATCCCGATCACCATCCAGTCGAGCAAGCAGTCCAGCGTGATCGCCACGCTCAACTGCGTCTTCTCGCTGCAGACTGGTGTGGTGCCGACCTTCCTCATCACCAACTTCAAGGTTGGCAGCCAGTCGCTGCAGGCCGCCGTCGACAAATCGACTGGCAATCTCCTCACGCCGACTGTGCAGCTGGTGAATGGCGACTTCGTCGTGTTCGATGGCTTCGCTGATGAACTCGACATCTCGTTCGATCTCTCGGCCGTCGACAGCAACAATGCCGCGATCGACATGACGCAGCTGAATCCGGCCGCGCTCGTCCCCGGCTTGGTCGCGATCCCGCTATACAGCGGCTCTCCGACGCCGCCGGCCACGACGCAGGACAGCGGCAGCAATGTGGTGGGCGCTGTGATCAGCAGCACGCTGACGCCCGCGAAGCTCTCGATCACGAAGCTCTCCGTGGACTTCGGCACGCTCACCGATCTCACCCAGAACAATCCGTTCAAATACGCAAATGGCGCGCGCCTCACGTTCGGCATCTCTTTCACGCCTTCGGGATCGTTCCAGGTCAAGCCGATCAATGCCACCATTGATCTCAAGCTCATTGGTACCACCGCGGTGACGACGCTCTTTGATTACGCCAGGATCACGCAGCTGTCGCAGCAGCGCTTGTCTCCGTTTGCACAGATCAACTACCACTGGAGCGCCAATTCCATCGCGGCCAACGTCCAGCCGGCGTCGTATCCAAGCGAACTGACCCGCGCGATGATCAACATCGTCATCGGCGCCGCGCAGTATGCGGATCAGACCATCGTCCAGAACACGCCGGGCGGCCTGTCGACTGTCATCCTCCGCAGCGCGAGCTACACCGCCACGATTCGTATCAAGTCCACCATCATGAGCACGATGGCGAATGCCACGACGCTGGTGTTCACGGTGGTGTCGATGAACTTCGGCGGCCCGAACGGCCAGCCGCAGCCGATGCTGAACGTCGATCTGAATGCCGCCTACACCGAGATCATGACCCTGCTGCAGACCGCCATCTATCAGACGACCCTCGTGAACGGCGTTCTTCTGGTTGCAGGGTAAACGAGAAAGAGGTTTCGCATGGCCAAGAACATTGCCGTTGTTGCCTACATCAACGGCGTTCGCTTCGACCCGGCTTCCGTCTCTGTCACCGCGCAGGACGGTGGCCTCGTCACCTTCTCTGTCGATGTGCCTGCAGTGGCCGAATGGGATCTGCTGCCGGCGCGATCGCACTGCGCCATCTTCTACTCCGACCCGGTCACCAACGTGTGGCGCTTCATGGTCGAAGGCGAATACACCGGCTATTCCAAATCAAAAGCGGCCGACAGCAAACGCCGGCGCACGCTGATCTTCCGCGGCCTGCATTCGATGTGGGATCGCGTGAAGATCGCTTCGGTTCTTGGCGCCACCAATCCAGGAGGGCTGTCGTCTCTCGTCGTGAACGGATTGAACGTGTCGTGCGGCGCGCAGAGCAATCTGTTGGGCACCACTCTCGCTGGATTCATCGATACCGCGGTCAGCCAATCCCAAGCATCCGACGCCAGCATCAACTTCATTCTCTTGAACATCATCGACGCGTTCATGCAGCAGAGCGCGGTGGACTCGTTCTACCACTTCGCCCGGTACATCAACAAAAAGGTCTTCACGATCGACGATTTGGAGATCCAGAAGCTGCTGTCGCGAGAACTGACCGACAGCCTGCTGAAGAATCAATTGCTGAACATGGCCACCGATCAGCAACTGAGTTCTGTGCTCCAACAGATCGAGGCGATGATCCTGTATCATCACACGCCGATCCTGAATCCGCCGCTGATCTCGTCCAACGCACAGCAGTTCTTGCAGGTCGCGACGGCGATCGATGACGTCCAGGCCAGCCTCGGGCTCGGCGATTCCAGCTCACAGCAGTCTTCGCAGCTGGACAGCGGATCTGTCCTCGCCGAATTGCTCTTCGTTCCCAATCTTCTCAACGTCGTGCCGCCGGCTTGCAACGTCATCTTCCGCAGCCAAGTCACCGACTTCGACATGACGCGCAGCTATCTCAGCGAGCCGACGCGCGTCTACGCGCAGCCGGGGTCGGCCCTGGCCGGCGGCCTTCAAATCCCGGCGTTCGTCTTGGCGACGTCGGTCGAGAACTCGGAGTTCCAGGCGCAGCTGAATTACGATCCGACCGTAGCCAACATGGACACGTCGAAGAACGGCGCGAGCACCATCGTCACGCATGGCTATCCGTCGCCGGAAGAACTCTACAAGGGCATCATCCCGGCGTCGCCCGGGAACATCTCGATCGAGAACACGCTGGCCAAGCTCGCGGCCACGAAGCCCGGCACCTCGCCATCTACCTCTGGCTATTCCCAGGTGCAGCAGAACAGCGTGATCAACTACATGATGGCGTGTGTCCGCTATCACTTCGATCTCGCGCGCTCTGCGGTGCGAAGCACCCAGGTGAACTGCGCCTTCCTGCCATATCTCGTCGCCGGCTTCCCGTGCTTGGTGGAAGATCCCACCGGGCCGTTCTATGGCATCGTCGCCAGCCTCACGCACACGCTCCAGGCCACTGGGCGCGCGTCGACGACCGTCTTGATCGGAAATATCCGCGAGTCATATGTCGTCCCTGGCAAGCAGCGCCATTCGCCGATGCCGTCGTGGGTGAACTCTGCCTTCTGGGCCGGCAACATCGACGCGACCTATTCCAAGCTCTTCGGCACGAACTTCCCCTCGGTGGCATTCCCTGGCTTCGGGCTTGGTGCGCACGCGGCTATGGTGCCCCAGACCTTGATCCAGACGACTCAATCGCCGGCAGCGGAGTTCGCACCGCAACAGGTGAATCTCGATGTGCTGGCTCAGGTGCTGCTCAATTCGCCCACCTATGATCCGAGCGGCCTCTTCCCGCAGAGCGAATCGTCGGACATGACGCTCGCCGATCTCATGGCGATGCCCGGTGGCGACTACCAGACCAACATGCTGCGCTATCAGTTCCGGCCGGGCGTCACGATCACTGAATACGCCAACTTCCACGGGCTCGATGGTCTGCAGGGTTTTAACTCGGCGATCACGAACACCACCGATCCTGATTCAGTCGCCGCGAACCTGCTGCCCGACAATCTGGTCAAGAGCACGTCGGTGGGCAATCCGCTGTTCGGCGCGCCGGTGCAACTGCAATTCGTGGGCAATACCGGAACGCCGGCTGCCAACCAATATGGTGCCTACACCGCTGTCGCGCCCGATGGCAAGGCTGGCACCATCTCCACCTTCCGGCAGAATGCTGCACTGCAGATCTCCGCTCGCATCAAGGCCCTCATCACCAACGGTTGAACCACAAGGCGACCACGTGTTTGACCCCATGCCGCTGCCCGGAACCTCGCCTGGATCCCTGGATCAGCGTTTGCATTCGCAATGGAAGAACGCGACTGGGGATGAGAAGGACGAGGCTCTGGTTCCGCTGCTCGACAACTTCAGCGGCGCCATCGGCACGGCGATCAATTCGTTTCGCGGCGCACCGCTGCCCATGCCCACGCTCGAACTGCAGGGCCGCGTCTTCGCTGTCGAGGCGCTGAAGGATTACGATCCGTCCCGCACGTCGAACATGGGCACCTACGTCACCACCGCGGTGAAGAACAAGCTGTACCGCTATGTCAGCCAGTACCAGAACGCGGCCCGCATTCCCGAACACAGAATTCAGGAGATCGGACCCTACCGTGAAGCGGTGGCTGACCTCAATATCAAATTCGGACGTGAGCCCACGACGCACGAGATCGCGGACCATATCGGTGTGCCCGTCTCTCATGTCGTTGATCTGCAGGGTCTCATGCGAAAGGATCTGCTCGAATTCGGAGGAGGAGTCGACGACCTTACCCAGTTCGAACATGATGCTGACTACGAACGCGCCATGATGGCCTACTACTCGTTGACGCCCGACGAGCAGAACGTCTTCGACTATAGCCTCGGCGCTCATGGGCGCACGAAGATGACGAACAATGCAATCGCGAAGAAGCTGGCGCTCTCCGCCGGCCGCGTCTCACAGCTGCGCACGTCCATCGCGAAGAAGCTGCATCAATATATGGGCGGCAAATGACCGCTGCTCCCTACGTCCCACCGGGGAGCAATGTCGGGTACCCCGGCGTTGTCGCGCCGGAAAGCCTTCCAGGCCCGGCATATACGCCGGCGCCGTCCGCGACGGAACTCGGAATCATGCAGGGCATGGCCACCGGTGTTGGCGGCACAACGGAGGTGTTGGCCGGCGTCACCGCCGTCAACAATCAGCTGGACGGAGTGCAGACCGCGGACGGACTTGTCCCTGCTGAAGGATTTCTCGGCTGCCTCACCGGACTGGCGCAGAGCGCGCTCTCGATCACCAGCTTCTACAGCGGCCAGAGCGCGTCTTCGACAAAGCTCTCGGCGGCGATGACGAAGCCGATCACCGATACCTACGATCTCTTCAAAGACATCCTGATCCCGAATAACGGTGCGACCGGCGGGCCGACATCGGGCAGCAGCGTGCTCGACACGATGATAAATTCGGTGACGGATGCCCTGTCGGATCCGCTGACCGCGATCTTCAAGTTGCAGCAGGCCACGCTGCAGCAATCTCTCGGCACGCTTTACGACGCCACGATCCAGCCGCTCTCGCCGGATTCAAACCCGGCTGACCAATCACTCATCACCCAATACGTCGATCAGGTCATGCTGGTCGGCAAATCTCTTTTCTTTAGCCCGAACGCCGAAGGGAACATGCGGGCGATCTATCTCTTTGCCTTCAAGCACGGCATTCCGGCGATCGACACCGAACTGACGTATCTCAAGCAGATCCGTGGCGCAGTCTCGACGTGCTTCCAGCAAGCCAGCTTCATCCCGGCGCAGATCGACGTCTCGCTGGCCAATACGTCGCTGCTGAACGATCTCTGCATCGCCGACCGGGATCTCCGGATCGTGTCACGGAAGCTGCGCACGCAGGGCGTCTTCGATCGCGCGACGCTGCAAGACGCCACCGCGCACGTCTGCCATGCCAAGGACACGATCTACACCGGCGCCACCGATTCGCTGGAGTCGTTCATCGGCATCAATGGCATCAAGGTCACCGATCTCCAAGCCTTCCTCAACTCCAGCCTCGCCCAGGTCCTCCCTGGCATCAATTTCCGGCTGGCCTGCGCGGAACTCCAGTTCCTACGCAACCAGCTGAAGATCGAAGACCAGTACATCCTCACGCTTTACAACAACATCATCAACGCCGTCGCGCTGCTGAAGTCGTTGGAGCAGCTGCCGCTCGGCGAGATGCTCTCGTTGATCATCAACGTCATCCAAATGCAGATCTCTGCGCTGCGCATTCAGCTGGAGAGCGGTGATCCTGCAGGCTCGCTGAATCAGATCACGGCGCAGGCTGCGGCGAACAAGGACATCGCGACCTACATCAAGCAGCAGGGCGAGGCCCTGGTGACCACGACGGCCTCGCAGGATCAGTTGCAGCAGTTCTATGTGAACGTGAACAACTATGCGCGCCAGCGGCTTGCGGCCGCAAACGCCATCCCGGCACAGCCGAAGACCGACGTATGGACATACATCTCGTCGATGGTCGGCGCCTATTCGATCCTGGCGGTGCTGTGCCCGCTGATGAACACCATTCCGAAGATCTTCAACATCATCCAGGACATCCTCGACGTGCAGCAGGGCTTCGCTGCCGAACTGCAGGCCATCATCGATCTCTTCGACGTCACGCCCTGTGGCGACCCGCAGGGCGGCGCAGTGGTGATCACGCTCATCGACAACTTCCTCCTGGCGTGCCAGAACCATTCGAATCGCCGCTCGATCGACGATCCCTCGAATGCCATCAACAGCACGACCGATCTGCAGGCCGCGGCCACTGCGCTGAATATCGCCATCAAGCAGCGCGAGACGTTCCTCTACTGCATGAAGAGCCACCTCGGCCTTGGAATCGGGCAGCTGGAAGTCGCGCTGTCCGTGGCTTCGGATGCCGTGGCCATCGAAGAGAACATCGCCGGCCTCGCCACCCAGTTCTCGGATCTGTACGAGACGCTCAAGACAGCAGATCTCAGTCGCCTGCTCGGAACGAATGGCCAAAGCTCGTCCGCTCTCGACACGCTGATCAAAGCGGTGCAGTGCTTGGTACTCAACTGCGACAACCCGGTGATCTCAAAGATCGCGAACAACGTGTTGAATCAGGTGCAGGACAGCTACGACATCGCCGATTCGCAGACCATCTCGATGGGCACGTTCGATGGCATCCCCGCGGTCGGTAAGAAGTGCATAGACAACGATCGTCTTCAGCGCCTGCTGAACGTCATCGATCAGATCAACCAGCTTCTGAATCTCGACTTCAGCACGCTCTGCACCACGCCCACGAATGCGCCCGGCAGCGTGACGGCCACGCAGACGCAGGCCAACCAAACGGCCTACATCAACCGCGGCAACTTCCAGGCGGTCTCGCAGAAGTATTACGACTACGACGGGAGCGATTCCGCCCCGACGCCACCGACCACGCTCGGCGTCACGACGCCCACCGTGAATCTGAAAGGGAACTGATGAGCCTCTCTCGCTGCAAGGCCTGCGGAACCATCTACGGCGGCGTCATGCCCGGCTCGATGTGCCACTGCGGCGGCGTCACCGAGCACGCTGTCGTCGGCGTCTCGGTCAGATACGGTGAGCCTGTGATCCAGGGCGAGCCGATCCAACTGCCTCCCGAGCCCGCTGGCGAGCCGGACTGATCGGGCTACACTCGCCGGCCCATGGCCGACCCATTTGCACAGCTACCGGCGCGCTCGTTTCGGTATGAACAGGTCAACGATGCGCTGAAGAAGAATGTCATAGACGCGGTCGCGAGCATCTTCCCTATCGAGGAGGGCTCCATCCGTATTGAAGCGACTGGTATCCACGTCGACGACACTCAGTTCAATCCGCATGGGTTGAACGCGTGGCAAGCTGCGCGCCAGTCTGGTAGAACGGTGGGCGGGCGCATCATCGCCGACATCACGTTGAGTCGTGACGGGAAGATCGCGCAAAAGCTGCCGGGATTCAATCTCGGCAGCTTGCCTCTCATGGGAGCGCTCGGAACGATGATGGTCAAGGGCAGCGATTACTTCGAGCCCTACCAACTGCGGATGAAGCCCGGCGTCTACACCCGGGAGAAGACCAACGGCGAGTTCGAGTCTTGGATCAATACGCCCAGTGGCCAGCTGAAGGTGTATATGGAGCCCAAGACGTCGATCTTCAAGATCGAGGTCTACAAGTCCAACGTCAGCTGGTATGCCATCATGCGCGCTCTTGGTGTATCCGACTCCGACATCCTCGCGGTGTGGGGGAACGACAAGGGTGCGCACGAGATCCTGGACAAGAACCGCGTCAAGGCGCGCGCCTCTGACGTCTCGAAGATGTTCCACTCCGTTGTGGAGCACAAACAGAACCGCGATCTCATTCGCGCGGGTGTGATCGAGAAGAGCAAGGAGTTCGATGATGTCGATGAGGCGGGACAGATCGTGGCGATCCGGCAGTGGCTTGAGGGCCGCAAGCTCGATGCATACACCACCCAGAAAACTCTGGGCGCTCCGTTCAATTACATCACGCCGCGAGTCTTCCTCGAAGCATCGCGACGCATCCTGGAAGTCTCTCGTGGCACGGCACCGCCGGACGACCGTGACTCGGTGGAATTCAAGAACATCTACCATGTCGATGATTTCATCCCCGAGCGCATTCGGCGTCTCCAGCGCCTCCTCAAGCGTAAACTGCTCCTGCGTATCGCGAAACCAGGGAACACACTGGTGAAAGCGTTCGGAAACGGCTGGCTGAACTCGGCCACCGTTTCCTTCTTCGGCGGGACGAACGACGTCGAAGGCGGCTTGGCGACCACCGCTGAAGCAGCGAACCCGCTCTCGATCCTCTCCGAGAACTCGAAGATCACCGTGATGGGCGAGGGCGGCATCGGCACCGAGCGCGCCATCACGCAGGACGCGCGCCTGTTCCGCCCCGGCTCTGCCAACTTCATCGACCCCGTGCACAGCCCTGAAGGCATGGCGGTGGGCGTCACGACCCATCTCGCGGTCAACGCACAGAAGCACGGCAACGAGATCCGCTCCTTCTTCTTGAAGGTCGACGGCGGCCACGTCAACCAGAACGACAAGCCCGTCTCGCTGAGCACGGTGCAGGCCTCGGATGCGGTCATCGGCTACCCGGAATACTGGGACGACAAGGGCAAGCCCATCGACACGCTGGTTCGCGCAAACGAGAAGGGCCACATCGTGATGGTCGACCCGAAGAAGGTCGAATACATCATCCCGTCTGGCCGCGCGATGTTCGACAACACCTCGAATGCCGCTCTCTTCCTCGACCACACGCACGCCAACCGCGCCATGATGGCCGGCAAGCATCTGACCCAGGCGCTCCCGCTGGTGCACCGCGAACTGCCGCTCGCCTCCATGGTCGATGGCGCCGGCAACAGCGTGTATGAGGAATTGGCCCGCGCCTTCGTGATCCGTTCGATGGTCGATGGAAAGGTCGAGAGCGTGTCGCCGCAGGCGATCGTGGTGGCCGGCGTGCGCCACGAACTCTTCGACCACTATCCGATGCAGGCGAAGGTGGCTCTGGATCACATCCCCGTCGTCAAAGTCGGCCAGATGGTGAAGAAGGGCGATCTCCTCGCTGACAGCAACTACTCTCGCGACGGCAAGCTGGCTCTGGGCGTCAACGTGCGCACCGCCTTCATGCCGTGGAAGAACGGCCTCAACTTCGAAGACGCCATCTCCATCAGCGAGAGCGCCAAGGAGAAGTTCTCGTCGATGCATATCCATCGCGAGGAACTGGAACTCCAGCCCGGCATGGTGATCGACAAGAAGCTGGCCTTCGCGCAGTTCCCGACCAAATACACCGGCGCGAACTACGCCAAGCTGGACGACACCGGCGTCGTCAAAGAGGGATCGCGCGTCGATCCAGGCGACATCCTGGTCGCGGCGCTGCGCAAGAACGAGTTCGACAAGCAGGACCGCTCGTCACAGAACCTGGGCCAGATCCACAAGAGCCTGCAGCGCCCCTACAAGGACGCCTCGCTGGTTTGGAATGAGGACTTCCCCGCCACCGTCTACCGTGTCCTGCGCAGCAGCACGCGCATCGACGTGCATCTGCAGACTGAAGAGCCCATGGGCGTCGGCGACAAGCTGTCGATGTCTTCGGCCGCCAAGGGCACTGTGGCCGCGATCATCCCCGACGCCGAGATGCCGCGCACCGATGACGGCAAGCCGATCGAGGTCATCCTCAACACCCACGGAATCGTCAACCGCATCAACCCGTCGCAGACCATCGAGCAGGCAGCCGGGCTGCTCGTGCACGAAACCGGAAAGCCCTACACGTTCGCCAATTTCGACGGCAAGGATCACGCCCGCGAGATCGACAAGGCCTTGGACGCGGCGGGGCTCAGCCACACCGTGCGCCTGTTCGATCCGCAGACCGGAAAGTATCTCGAAAAGCCGGTCGGCGTCGGCTACAACTACATGGTCAAACTCGACCATCCCGTGCGGAAGAAGTTCTCGGCGCGCGAGCGCGACGGCTACACCTACGACGAGACGCCGACTCGCGGCGGCGGCAAGGGAGGACAGAGCTATGACCACCTCACGACGTACGCGCTGCTCGGACACGATGCCCATGCCATCCTCGGAGAGGCAGCGGGTATTCGCGGAACTCGAAATGAGGATTTCTGGCGTGCATACCAAGCTGGCGAAACGCCGCCACCACCCAAGGTGCCCTTCGTCTTCGAGAAGTTCCGCGCCTTCCTGAATGCGGCCGGCGTCGACACGCAGCAGAAGGGCAACATCCTCCACTACCTGCCGATGACCGAGAAGACAGTGCGTTCTCTCTCGAATGGCGAGATCACCGGCGCGCGCTTGATCCGCTCGAAAGACCTCGCCGAAGAGAAGGGCGGGCTGTTCGACGTCGCCAAGACCGGCGGGCTCAAGGGCGACAAGTGGACGCACATCGAGTTGGCGGAAAGAATCCCGCATCCGCTCTACGAGAAGACCATCCGCGACATGACGGGGATGAAGACGGCCGACTATTACGGCCTCATCATGCACACGCGGCATTACGACCCGCGCACCGGGAAGTTCGTCGAGACGCCGAACGCGCACACGCTGACGGGCGAGGCCGGCTTCAAGAAGATCCTCGACTTCGACGTGGACAAGAAGCTCGACGATTTCAAAGCGAAGCTCCACACCGCCGTGGGCAGCGACGCGAACAAATACAGCCGGGCCACGAAGTACCTGCGTGGCCTCAAGCTGTCAAAATTGTCGCCTTTCGACGCCTACATGACGAATGTAGTGCCAGTCGTGCCGCCGAAGTACCGCCCCATCATCGAGATGGGCGACAAGTCGCTGCGCATCGCCGACAGCAATCTCCTCTACCGCGACCTCGTCCTGACCAATGACGCGCTGAAGGACGCCAAGGCCGCGCATCTGCCCGAAGAGCACATGAAGGCGGCGCGCAACAACCTCTACACCTCGTTCGGTGCGCTCATCGGCGTGAACAATCCGCTGACGCATCGCGACGATCGCGAAGACGCGTCGGGCTTCATCGACGTCATCAAGGGCAAGCTCAACAAAGAGGGCCTGTTCCAGCGCATGGTCGTCGCCCACCGCAACGACTACAGCGGTCGATCCACCATCGAGCCCGACGCTTCTCTCGGCCCTGACGAGATCGCCATCCCGGAAGACATGGCGTGGAAGCTGTTCAAGCCCATCGTCGTCCGCCGCATGTCGAAGGGCGGCTGGAAGCCTGCCGAGGCGATGGATCACGTCGAGAAGCGCACCATGGCCGCGCGCCAGAATCTCGATGCCGAGATGAAGGACCGCCTCGTCCTCTACAACCGCGCGCCGTCGCTGCACCGCTGGAGCATCCTCGCGGCGAAGCCGCGCATCAGCGAGGGCAAGGAAGTCCGCATCAGCCCGCTCGTCGTCGGCCCGTTCAACGCCGACTACGATGGCGACACCATGTCGGTGTTCGTGCCGATCACCGATGACGCCAAGCGCGAAGCGGTGAAGCTGCTGCCGACGAACAATCTGCTCTATGACAAAGACAAGAGCCTCGCGTTCGGCGTTTCGAAAGACGTCATCTCGGGCATCTTCGCGCTGACCAAACCCGGCACGCCGACTGGCAAGACCTTCGATTCTGCGGACGATGCGATCGACGCCTACCGCAGCAACAAAGATTCGAGCCTGCAGATGGGCAGCCTCGTCAAGATCAAGGGACAGCCCACTCAGGTGGCGATCGGTTGGCTGATCTTCGAAGAGATCGTGCCGGCTCGTTTCATGATGGGCGTCTCGGCTCCCATCGACGGCAAGAAGCTCGAAAAGATTTTGACGACGATCGCCGAGAAGTCGCCCGCCGACTACAACAATCTTTCCCGGAAAATCGCTTCCGCGGGGTTCAGCGCCGCGGCTGCGGCGGGCGGCATCACCGCCTCGATCAAAGAACTCGTGGTGGACCGCACCAAGATCGACCGGCTGCTCAAGCAACTGGACAAAGACGTCGCCAATACCGATCCGAAGGATCAGGAGGCGCTCTACGGCCTCTCGAAGAAGTACGACAGCCAGCTGATCGACGAGGTGAAAGACCACCTCGGCAAGATCGACCTCGGCTACCACAGCTTCATCGAGAGCGGCTCGAACAAGAAGCTCGATCAGCTGAAGCAGATGCTCGCCTCGCCGGTCATGGTGACCGACGTGCACGACCAGATCGTGCCCGGCGTCATCCGCTCCAGCTATGCCATGGGCATGCGCCCGAGCGACTACATCATGGTCACGCCCGGCGCGCGTAAGGGAATGGTGGCCAAGGGCCTCTCCGTCGCCATGCCGGGCTTCCTCGCCAAGGAGATCGCCGGTAACATGGGCGATATCCGCATCATGGAGCGCGACTGTGGAACCCACAACGGCCTCGACGAACAACTCTCTGAACCAGATGTCGATCTTCTTGATCGCCATCTTCTTGAAGATGTGCCTGGAATTGCGAAGCGGAATGACCCCGTCACGCCTGAGATCCTGGCAAAGATGCGCGACGCCGGAATGGAAATTGTGCGCGTCCGCTCCCCGCTCACCTGTGCCGCCGTTCATGTTCCCTGTCAGATGTGCGCGGGACGTGATGCGAACGGACAGCTGCATCCGCTTGGATCCAACATCGGCTACAACTACGGTCAGACCGTGTCTGAGCGATCCACTCAGCTGATGCTGAAGAGCTTCCACTCCGGCGGCACGGTGGGCTCTGGCGACAGCCTGAGCGCCGGCTTCCAACGCCTGCACGAACTGCTCGCGGTGCCGAGCACCATCAAGAACCAGGGCGGCCTCGCCACGGTCACCGGCCGCGTCACCGACATCCGCGCGGCGCCGCAGGGCGGCAGCTTCGTCTACATCCAGGCGCCGGACCAGGAACCGGTCGAGCACCACATCCTGCAGGGCCGTGATGTCATCGTGAAGCACGATCAGATGGTGGACATCGGCCAGCCCATCTCGACGGGCAATTTCGATCCGCGCGAGATCGCGGCCTCGCAAGGCGCGCTGGCGGCGCAGAAGTACGTCGTCAATCAGATCCGCAAGAGCTACGCAGACGCCGGCGCAGTCGTGCGCAAGCCGGTGATCGAAGTGATCGCCGCCGGCATGATGCGCACCGTCGAGATCACCGACGATGGCGGCGAGCCGGATCTCGCCATCGGCGACGTGATGCACGAGAACGAATTCAATCTGCGCCACATGCGCAATCCGAAGATCACCGCGAAGCCGGTGCTGCTCGGTCTCGGCTACAAGCCGCTCGAATCGAAAGACCTCCTCTCGCGGTTGAATTTCCAACGTCTCGATGACAGCGTGCGCGACGTCGCGTCTCAGTCCGGGTCGAGCGATCTCACGGGTAATGCCAGCCCGATCGCGGGCCTCGCCTACGGTGCGAAGTTCCGCCAGAATCAGATCGTCGATGACGCCTTCGAGCGGCCCATGCCCTCGGAAGTGGCCTAGCCTTTCTTTCCAGCCCTTTTACACTCCAGCCGTAACCGGAGCCCATTGCCATGCCCGTCACCTACCCGATCCCCGATCTGCCGACCTCGGTCTCCGTCCACAATGCCGGCGCATCGCCGGTCTATGTCGACAACCTGCCGCCGCTGGCGCCGGGCACCACGGTGATCGACCTGACCTCGGCCAGCGGCATCAACACCGAGTGGCGCAAGCAGCGCCGCTGGAACGCGATCGAGCGCGCGGTGGCGGCTGGCGTCATCTCCTACACCTCGCCCAATCTGCTCTGGGGCAAGGTCCGCATCAAGAACCTGACCGCCTCGCCGGTCGTGCTCGATCAGGTCGGGCTCATCAACGCCAGCGACTCCATCGACGTCGATCTCACCGATGTCAGCGCCTCTCAGCGCATCCGCTTCTGGGTCTCGATCGAACAGGCGACCGGCAATGGCGTGATCCTCTACGAGCCGACGCCCAGCACCGATGTCCCCACCGTCGTCAGCGTCTCGCCCAGCCAGGGCGATCTCGCCGGCACCCTCCTCACCATCACGGGCATCGACTTCGCGCCGGGCGCGACCGTCACCGTCAACGGCATCGCGGCCACCAACGTCACCTGGGTCAACGCCCACACCATCACCGCCATGGCGCCTGCGGCGGCGGCCGGCGGCCCCTATGCCGTCGTCGTCCAGAACAGCGTCGGGTACAGCGGCACCCTGGCCGCGGCCTTCACCTATGTCGCCCCCACCTTCGTCTCGGTCACCCCGAGCACCGTCGATCTCGCCGGTGGCTCGGTCACCATCATCGGCACCGACTTCGTGGTCGGCGCGGGCGTCACCATCGGCGGTGTCGCGGCCGGCGACGTGGTCGTGGTCAGCCCCACCGAAATCACCTGCACCGTGCCTGTCCTCTCGGCCGGCGCCAAGGCGATCGTCGTCACCAACCCCGGCAGCGGCGCCGGCACCGTCACCGCAGCGGCGGCGCTCACCGTCACCGCGGCGACGATCACCACGCCGATCATCCCCGCCACCGGCAGCCACCTGGGCGGCACCTCGATCACCATCAACGGCACGAACTTCAAGCCGGGTGCCACGGTCACCGTGGGCGGCAACCCGGCCACCGCGGTGGTCTTCGTCAACTCGACGCAGCTGACGGCCACGGTGCCGGCGGGCGCGGCCGGCGCGGTCGCGGTCGCGGTCACCAACCCCGGCACGGGCGGTTCGGTCGCCACCGCCGCCGCGGCCTTCACCTACACCTGAGCCTTCTTCTCCCGGAGTACGACGACAACGCAGGCCGCGAGGCCTGCGTTTTCGTTTTGACTTTTCGGAGAGCACCGCCAGAGTACGGCCATGCCGATGTCGCTTCAGGCCGCTGGTTATCGCTACAATCGCACGGGAGACCGGGCGATTGGGTGATCTATGCCTGGACTTCTAGGCATTCTTCTCTTCAAAAGCCCGGTCGAAAGACCGGGCTTTTTCGTTTTGCGGGCAAAGACCGGCTCGGCTCCGGGCCAGATTGTAATCCTGGCGGCTACGCCCAAGAGGGTTCGACTCCCTCGGCCCGCACCATCATCTCGTCTGGGAGAGACGTCTCTCCCAGATGAAACATTCCCGGGTAGCTCAGTGGGAGAGCAGCGTGCTGTTAACACGTTGGTCGTGGGTTCGAATCCCTCTCTGGGAGCCATCTTGTCAAGTCACCCCGCCACACTAAGATCTCGCCAATCCTTGCTTCTGTGGACCGCGCCCCGGCCAGGGCAACGTCTGCCGAGCCTCTCACGGAGGACTCAAGGAGGTAACCGGCGGCTTCGAACTGGTGCGATGTCAAAATGACCGTGCCAGCGGCGATACCCTCTTTCGAGAGGGAATGGGTTCGACGTCCATCTGCCGGACATTTGCCAGAAGACGGCCTAAAGCCTGATCCTGGCTGGCGGTGAACCTCACTACGAAAAACCCAGGCGGTAGGCCTGGGTTTTTCGTTTCACGCTGGAAGTAAAAAGAAAAACAACCCGGCCTTTCGGCCGGGTGTCCGGTCTGCTCATGCTGCTTTGTCCTTTTTCGGATTGATCTGGATCTTCTTCTTCCACAGATCGCGGAACTGATTGATGTGATCCGTCTTCATCTTGAAAGCCGGATCAGCCACGATGCCCATCTGCATGAGCACCTCGATCACCACCCGATGATCTCGCCGAAGAATGGTGGCGAATTCCTGGACGGTGATGTCCTCCCAGACGTCGTACCAATTGAAGTCGGGCCAGTTGCCACCATCGTCGAGTTGGTTGCCGCCACCGATCTTCTGCTCCTGCCAGATGCGTTCATATTCCGACGCGACCGGAAATCCATCGGGGAAGCAGTTGGTGAGCAGCGAAATCTTCAGCACCGGGACGTTGTACTTCTTGGCGATCATCGCCAAGGTGAAGGCCCAGGTGATGACCTTGCCGGGCGAATCGCAGATACCGGTGATCAGCAGCGTCAGTGCCATGTTCGGTCTGATGCCGTACCAGTTGAGTCGGCCGAGCAGGATCTTCGCCCCATCGGGCAGCCGTCCGGCTTCCTTCTCTTTCATCACCGCGGCCTCGAAGGCCGGGTCCATCTCCGCCATGAACAGCTTCATGAACAGTTCGGTGAGTTTGATGTCCATTGGTTCGGTGCGACATCCGAGAAGACCTTTGTAGGTGTCGGGAAGAGACATGAATACTCCGTGGGTTTGGATTGTTAAAGAGGCTGAAGGCTAGTTCGGGCACGGCTCCGGGTTGTAGTCCGCGATCGGACCCAGATCTGTGCCAGCTTTGAAATAGGAACGGACGATGGTGACATCGCACGGGTTGGCGGGTTCTTCCTTGGTGAGCTTGAGTATCAGCTTCACCAAGAGCGTCGCCGCGTTCACGTCTTCATCATCCCATCCGCCTGGGCGGATGCGTTCGCAGAACACCTCGAATGCGTTCCAGACGAGGTGGCCGACCATGCAGTGGCCGCAGTCAGCGGAATGGCCCTGTTCGATTCCATGGGCCACCAGCTTGGCGGCTTTTTGGACGGCCGGAGGAATGTGCTCCAGCATCTTCGGATCATTGTCGTTTTTCAGGAACTCGACGATGTCGTCCATCATTCCGAATGCGATGAGTTTGTGTCCGTCGTCCGGCTCCCAGTGCGGATGTTCGAATGGATTCGGCATACTTTCTTTCTCGTTTGGGGTGGAGCCCCCAGTGGGAATCGAACCCACATAGCCTGTTTACGAAACAGGTCCTCGACCATTGAGGTATAGGGGCGGTTTAGCTTGATTAGTAGAGCAGCTTCCGTATCATGGGAGCATGAAGATTTCAAAAGAGAAGGCAAGAGCAGGATACGTCAAGCGAATGAACAGAATCATCGACCATCTAGGCGGTCGGTGTGTGAAGTGTGGATCGAGCGATCGTCTTCAGATCGATCACGTAGACCCAGAAATGAAAGAATTCGACGTTAGCCATATGTGCGGAAGCCGCTGGGTCGTGCTCGTAGCGGAATTAAAGAAATGCCAATTGCTGTGCTATTCACACCATAGAGAGAAGACTACGCAAGAACAAACAACCGCAAAAGGCACACACGGTACGCTTTCATCCTACCGGTATTGCCATTGCGAGATCTGCCGCGCGGCCAAGAACGAATATATGAAAAAGTGGAAGAAGGAAAACGGTCACACCGGGCAAAGCACACCTAAAACTGGGTTGGTGCATGGGACCAAGAACGCGTATAGCTATTACAAATGCCGGTGTGACGTTTGCCGTGAAGGCAACAGACTCGCGCATATTGCGTATCGCGAAAGAAAACTCGGTACGTAGCTAGGCGAACATGTGGAGGTGTTCAAGCGCAATGTCCTTGTTGGCATGGGATCCCTTGAAGGTGTAAATGAAAGCCCGGGGTGTACCGTCCCCCGGGCGATCAGAACTATCCGTTGCCGGCTTTTCGGCTCTTGGCGACGTAGGATTTCGGCAGTCCGAAACAGCGTCGATATTCGGATTGGATTCTCTTCGTCGTTGCCCCTGCGAGGTTGAAGAATCCGTTCGCTCTCGGATCATTCGTTTTGACAGCGAGGGATAGGGTCTGCAGCATTTCGATGAAGATGTCGAATCCGGCGAGTCCTTTGGTGCCGCGCCACGCATTTTCGAGTTCGTTGAGATATGCGAGGCACTCCGGTCTTGGAAGCGAAAAGGCTTCCCGGAGCCCGTCATAGAATGACTCTATGGCGGCGTTGACTTTCGCTTTTAATTCTTCTGGTGTGAGTCCTGCGATGAGCATGAATCCTCCGTTGGTTGATGGTTGTGGACCCCACTGGAATCGAACCAGTGCCTCCCGGCTTTAAGTCCGGCCGCTCTACCAGCTGAGCTAGAGGTCCATACAAAGACATCCCGGGGCCACACGGCCCCGGGAGTCCGTTTGTTCAGTCGACGTGTTTGTGGCGACGACGCGTCGGACGCAGCATCAGATCTTCCTGATAGGAAGGATCGTAGAAGTCCGTCGCGGCAACCTCGCTACACCCCCAAGGCACAGCACGAATGCACCGATTTCCTCCGCGGTCTCCGCGGAGGAAATCGGCCAGACGGTCTTCCGTCTGTACGGCGATGCGGTCGAGGACCTTCTCGATGCCTCGGGCATCGAGATTTCGAGTCACTCGCTCTCGCAAGTGCTCAAGAAGTTCCTCGACCGCTTCAGCAAAAGGGCGGGTGGGCTTGCCCTTCGCATGGTCGAAGTCGAAGGCCAAACCCTCGTTGACTTTCTCGATGATCGTATGCGTCTTGATAGACGCCCGATCGAGTTCCCCATGTCGCACGCCCCCTTCGAGGGCCTTGATGACATAGACATCGATCGCATTCAGATCCCAGGTGAGGCCGGGGTGCAGCGTCCACGGCGAGTCCGAAGTCTCCCTCTTCACCAGGAGCTTCGCCGCAGCCACTTCACCAATGAACTCGATGATACGGACCCAGTCCTCCAACGAGACTGCCGTGTCCATGCCGCTCTTGATTGCGGCACCATCATCTTCTGCGATCTTCGGGGAATACCGGAGAGCCGCTCCAACAGTATTGCAATAGAGCGACGCCAGCCCGACCAGTTTCGCAGCGTTCAGCATGATCCCTGCTTTGACAACTTGGAGCAGGTACGCATGCCGCGGCAACACCACACCACGCACATGCAGCGTGTCTTCACAGATATCCTCCACCGCATAGCGCAGTTCGTTCGCGACAGACTCGCTGATGTCAGGACCATCAGCGATCATTTCCACAGCGGCCTTCAGATCCTGGCCCTGCTTCCGTTTCACTTTGGCGACCAGCCGTCCTTTGAACAATCGGGCGAGAACCAGCTTCTCGTCGACGTTCAGATATTGGTTCAGAGGGATCCCGGGGATCTCCCTTACTTCCTGTGAGTCCGAAACGACGGCCATATAGCGCTCTCCTTGTGGATGCATCGATGTCATGCCCGGCATTGGCTGTGCCGAACATCGGGATGTGGAACACTCTCATCGTCGATTTCGCGGCGATGAGTTTGTTCCACATCTCGACCTCATCGGTGGGTAGCCGAATGAAGGAGGGCCACTACGAATGCTGGCCCGCCCTTGAGGACTTTGTCGATACGCTTCCATTCCTTGTGCGAGACCATGTCCTCCTGGGCCGTGATGTACTCCCGGCCCGTTTGGATGTATTCCCGCATCTTCTCTTCCAGCTGCGCGAATGTCTCGACACATGGCGCTCGCCGGAAAAGAGAAATGGCAGCCGTGAGTTGGTCAGTGGCTGCCATCCACGCCAATACGTCTTTTTGATACGTCTCTTTCGGCATGATCTTCCCCGTAGATCAGCTGAGGCCAGCGAGCAACACCTTCAGTTCGGTGATGGCCTGCCGTTCGTAGAGGTAGTTGTCGTCGAGGCGGTTGATGCGGTTGTTGAGGTGAGCGACGAGGTCCGCGACGCGAACCACTTCTTGCCCATCGATTGCTGCGTTGTCTTGGTTGACGGCGCAGGCCTCGTTGAGCGTTGGTTTGAAGACTCGCATATCATTCTCCTTGTGGAGTCAGTGGTGAAGAGTCGTGAAGAGCTGATTGTCGTGCCTATCTGTCCCGAAGAGATCGCGAGATAAAGTGAAGCAAACAGCAACCGCCGCTATCTTTTCTAGCCGCTTGTCCTCGCGCTCCAGCATCAGGAGCGTCTCTGCCGCATTGTGGGGTTTGTCCCGCAAGTCGACGATGTGCTGCGTCAGGTCTTTGATCTTCGAACGCGTTTCATACATATGCGCAAGGACCTCAACCGCTTGTTCGTCTCCGATCTTCGCGATCCGGACCGGATCTTCTGGGAATGCCTCAACTCGTCGTCTTGATTCAGTGATTGACGCCATCACGTCAGACAGCCTCCGTGAATAGATAGCATAGAGTGTCGCGTCCATTGTCTTCCTTTCTGGGGTAGAGGACGGTTTCATCGTCAAGAGTTTGGCGATGAAAGCGTCCCCGGGGCATTCGCCCCGGAGACTGGATGTTCAGCGGAACCAGCCGATGGTGCCCATTGGGCCTCCATTTCAGTTTTGCACGACGGTTTGACCATACGTCATACGTGTTGCCAAGCAGCGTCCGGGTCACTTCTTTGCTGCTGCCTTGGCGATAGCCTCAAGCACGACGAGTGCTCCGTTCAAGACGATGATGGCGGTGCCAACACCCTTTTTCGCGGTCTCGCAATGCTTGATGATGTTCATGCTCATGGAGCACCTCTGATCGCTTCGCTGATCGGGCGACAGCCGGTGCCACCAGCTGCCTACGCTCCATGAGCACTATCAGTCAACGGAGTCATCCATCACTTGGCGGGTGGTGGAATCAGGATCTTGTTCGACGGGAACAGCGGGCAGTTGGTCGCGGTCAACCGCTCGAAGCCCAGAATACGATGATCGAACGGGTACGTGGCAGCCCGTCCTTCCACGATGAAGGTGAAGAGCTTCTTGACCTTCGTCATCTCCACGCCCTTCTCGATATAGGTGATGAGATTCGGATCTTTCCGCATCTCTGCCGTGACCTTCTTCGCCGTGTCGACCTTGGCGAAGAATTCGAGTTCGACGATTGTCTTGAGTTCGTTTCGAACGACGAACCCAGCCGGTTGCTTGATGTCCACACCCTTCACGCGCTTGGGTAGCGTGATGGCTGCGGTCTCGAAGGTCTTCTTCTTCTTGCCCTTCCCTATGACCAGATCGGACCAGGGGCCGATCTCTGCCCGGCGGCTGAAGATCCCCAAAGAGACGACGTCGAGGAGCGAGTAATAGTCCTTCTCGTCCCGCTTCGACGGCTTCGGGAAATAGGCGGTCCAGCCCATAGCCCGGTGGATCATGACGCCGAACCGCTTGGCGGATTCGGCGATCTTGCGCTCGTGATCTTCCATGGCCTTCTCTTGTGCCAGTCGCCGAGCCTCGGCGTCGATCACTTCCTGTGCCGCAGCTTTCGCGGCTTCTTCCTGCGTTGCGGCTTCTTCGGCCTCCGCCTTTTTCCGGGCCTTCTCGTCGTCATCACGCTGCTTCTGGTGCCGGGCGTACGCATCATCTGCCCGACTCCTCTGAATGTCTTTGACTGTCGTGTCTTTCATCCGGCTCTCGCTTGACTGTGATGGTGTTCGTGAAAAGAGGTCAGTTGTCATTCTCCTGATAGGAGGTTTCAATTATTCAGAACCAAACAGGATGCTCTGAGCGATGTTGAGCTTACCGTAGAGCTTCCTGAATTCCCTGTAGGCCTCGACGACTTCTCCCGACGCGATTGTGTCTTCCGGGATGATGATGAAGGCCTCTTTGAATTCATCGTAGTACGTACGATTGATCATGCAGTGGTCGTCGTCCAACCACATGGACGCCATCTCGGTGTCCCCCGCATTGAAGACCGCCATCTCCGGAGGGTTCTCGCCCGTGTATCCGAGGATGCTGACGAACGGGATGTTCTGGCTGATGAGAACACGTTGCAGGACCTCCGCTTGGCTGTCCTCCGTGTTTTCGTATTCGATGAACTTCCGGTCTTCGATCTCTTCTCCGTCATAGTCTTCGAAGATTTCTCCGAGCGCATCTTTTCGCGACTCAAAGATCTCGATCGGAATGTAGAATCGCGCATGGGTGATCATGCGGTTGCTCATGTAGCTGCTTTCTTGACCGTTGGTGAACACGTTGCCGTGATCTTGTAGGAAAAATCCGCGAGCAGCACACCGCGCCACCCGTACGGACCGATTGCCTTCATGAATGGCCCTGAGACACGGGCAGACACCGTCTTGAAGTTGTCGTCGGCGTGTAGAATCTTTCGCGTGTGCTGGAGCAGCCCAATCGCGGTATTGTAATCGTGCTGATCATTTGTGACCAGCGCGTGCACTATGGCGTGCTCGGGATCGTCTTCGACGTTGATGTCCGCACCGCGACCAACGAATGCGGCACCGACGAAGACGTATCTCCCCTTGTCGTTCTTTGCCTTGCAGATTGGAGTGACGACCAACATCGCTTTCACTTCTTCAGTCAGAATTGCTTGGAGGTTTCTGACAAGACGATCCTGTTCGGCTTGGGTTTTTCCACCTTTCGCCACTGCGATCAACGATAGCCCAAACGCTACTGAGACAGCCTCCATTCCAAATCGTAGAATCGCTGGTGCCTCCCCGCCTTTGATCTCGGCTTGAGACGTATCGAACAAATCCATGACGTCCTTTCTGACGCTGGAGTGAAAGAAAATAGCCAAGATCTAGCCGACCGCATGGATCGGCTAGATCATGGCAACAAGTCAGGCCCCACTCAAACCCTCAGACGTTCCGCGCTGCAGCGGGGATGAGTCTTCGGTATCGAGCGAGCCCAGATGTGATCACAAAAGTTCTTCCACCGGAAGGTCAGCGACTTGTCCAAACAAGCGATCGTGGATCCCCGATCGAAAGTCAGACGCAAGATCAACGTCAGGTAGGCGGCCATGAGACGGAGTTCGTCCTCATAGATGCGCGCAATTCCAATGGCGCTGATCAGGTAGTCGAGCGGCCAAGCGACGATCCGGCGGAGCAGATGACGGAAATACATCCATCAGCCCCGGATTTGAAAGCGACGCGGCGGTCAGGCGTACGCAGCCCGATCGCCGCATCGACGTGAGATGAAGAAGAGACGAGGCGGTTGTTACACGACGAAACCCTCTTGCAGGGTGAGCGAACCAATCCAATCCAATAGACTCTTGGTGCCGAGGCGGTCAAATGGCTGGTGTGCCACTCCTATACAGCGGTAGCCGGACTCTCCACCATATCGTCAATCCTTTCTGGCCGCATTTATTTTAGCGGCAGCTTGCTCTTTCGAGCGACGTGATCGGCGGGAGCCTGGATGTGTGACACCATCCAGGCTCCCGCCGCGGATCATTCGGAATGCGCGATCTGACTGATGCGGCTCGGGTGCAGGCCGAAGGCTTCACCGAGTTCGGTGACCTTCGCACCGGCACCACGCAGCTGCCTGATGCGATCGTTGCGCGTGGCCCTGCGATGGCTACGGTGACGACGGATTCCCGCCAGCCGGACTCGGCGGGCGACGGTCCAGGAGGCGACGCCGAATTTCTCTTCGGCATAGACGTCTCCGCGAGCGACTGCGGCGATGACGAGACTGTCGACCATGATGATTCCCTTTCATTCGGCTCTGTGGCCGGATTTGGTTTTAGCGCCGGGGACGTCTCCCTTTTTAGGTTTGATTTCTCTCTGTCTGAGCCATCAGCCGCCTTTCAAAGACGGGCAATGTCTCGTACGTCAAGATCTCGAATCGACAGGCCGTGCTGGGGACAACCCGATCCGTCTCGAAAACAGGCCCTGGAGTTGGCGCCGGCTTCGAAGATCCCCCAATCGACTGAGCGCTTTGTCTCTGTCGAAGATCGCCGTCCTTTCGGAGCGGTATTTAGTACACGCCGAGAGCAATACCTTTGCTCCTTCGGTTTGGCGTGAGTTTAACGATGGAAACTACCCCATCGTCTTTTCTTATAGCGTCTTGTATCTTCCTTTCTCGATCACGAAATTCCTCGTGACGAGTATCGAGAAGACCGTCAGACCTTGCTTGGGACAACCCAGTCCACTCTTTCTGCTGAGGCAGCAGCTTGAGTCCCATACGGCGAGAAAACCCATCTCACCGACCGGCTGTCGCCGGGGACCGCCTGGATCTCTCCAGGTATTTATACCGCGCTACGGTTTAGCGCTCGACTACAGCTGGCTGGGACAATGAAGGGAGGCATCAGCGCCAGCCAGCTGTAGCTAGATGATCAGACCCTGGCGGGCACGATCTCGAATTCATTCGAAGACTTCGACGTATTCCAGTTTTCGATGTCGATCTCATACGTGTCGAGGCCGACGAGGAACTCCATATGAAACGTGAGCACGAGCCATTTCTTGGCGATCATATGCTCGATCCACGGAGGGATGGATCTATCTGCAGCACAACACAGAAGAGAAAGAGAAAAGAACAGATCCCCATCCGGGTCGTCTTTGAGATCTTCCTCGCTGATCATCCGTTCTCTACCGGCGCCGAACCACAGGGCTTTCTTGAATCCTGCGGGTCGGCTCAAGACCCTGAAGGTGGGCAAATCCTCGAAGACGATATCTTCCGGTTCCATATCAGTAGACTCATCCTCCGGGATGTATCTGCCGTTCATTCGGCTCACTCGAATGTGGACGTTTCCGGCGGTGAGCCGATCCCATTCCTTCTTCATGTGGCCGACCACGATCCTCGCCCGCCGGATCACCTCGAAACTCGATCGCATGAGCCCAGGCGGAAGGAACGCATCGATCGGATCTCTGACGATGCTAGCTGACTGCGGCATATATCTCCTCTACCGGCTCTTCGACCGGAGGATAGGTGAAGTCGATCGTGAGTTGTTGTGCAATTTTGTCTTTCAACTCACGCGACAGGATTTCCAGGGCCTTGAAACAGACCGAACAGAGACGGAGTTCTTCACCCGTCTCCCGGTCCCGGAGCATGTGTATGCGTTCATCACATTTGCAGATGTCACAACACTTGTCCGGATCTTTCGCTTTCATGAGCATCGGATGCTCCTTTTGGTTTGTACGATAGGATCAGCCGCAAGCAGTAGTTAGCTATCTTCTTGCACTGAACCAATACCGGTGTCTCCAACTCCTGAATAGCTTCTGCTTGGCGCTTTGCCCTTTCATTGGCAATCCGGATACTCCGGAAGAGTTTGACGGTCTCGTTGAGGACCCCCATCGACGCGATGAAGATCATGATGAGAATGGTGTGAATCGACGGCATGGTATATCCTTCCGCTCAAAGGCGGGATTGTGAAACGGCAGTTGCCTGCCTGGGTTTGAGCGCCCCGCGCGCAGTAAATGTGTGCGGGCCTAGCACCCCTCCCGATTTAACGTCCGAGAATCGACGTTGGACTCACCTTCGATTGCGGCGTTCGCGCGCCCGGTGCACGGCTTCGTCAACCGCGATGCATGCGATGCCACCGATGAGGCCGCCGGCCGTCCCGGCAATTGCAGCAGGAAGCCCGACTGTCACAGCGACAATCGGAATACCGACTGCAGCCGGGATGAATGGCGCTGCCTTGACTAACTTCGATCTGATGCTCATTGAAACTCCTTGTAGGAGGTGGGCGGTTTGATTTCTAGTCGACGGGAAGATCCTCGATCAGCGGTTGAAGGTCGACCTGATTGCGAATCGATTCCGGAAGTCGTTCGAGCATCCGCGCTCCGACTTCGAGTTGCCATCTCGCAGCGAAGAGGAGGTTCTTCACGGCTTGCGGGCTCTGGGTGTCACCCTGGGAGTCGAGCACATCCATCCTCGCGGCGTAGAGGGCTTGCAGAAACGCCTGCTTCGCGGCCCTGGTTCCAGGTACATCGCCCGTTGGGAGTTGGGCGACTCGGTTGATGATCACTGTGATTTCACCGTACAGAGTTGAAGTCTTCATGCTGTGTCCCTTTCGACAAAGCGGTGGAGTGAAAGAAAAATGAGTTCCCGCTGTAGCGGTCCTCGTGTTGGCTTCAGTGCCAACGTCTGGGGATTCGGGATTCCCATCCAACCCCTACAGGGGTCATGCACTTTTTCATCGCGTCTGGGTAGCGCATCTACCAGACAACGTCTCCCCGGTGACACGGAGAGCGACGATAGGCTTCTGACGCCCGCGGAGGTATGAAGCTCCATACTTCCTTTTATCACAATCGATCTCTTCTTTTTAGCTCCAGCGTTCGACGTAAAAAGAAAACCACCCAGGGCTTGCGCCCTGGCAATTGCGGTGATTTCTTTCGGCGCTCAGCTGGCACATTCCAGCCGACGATGCTCGATGAACTGGATTACGAGAAGCCCCGTTCCGCCCAATTCAAGGACGGGGGTTTTCACGTAGATCCCTTCCATTGATTTACCCGCCTTGATGATCGCGGAGATTTCCTCCGGGGTTTCATCGTAGAGGGCGACATCGAGAGCCGGGAACTCCTCCGGCATGGAGGGGTACCACTGGATGCTCGCGCACCCAGCGACGTTCCTCTGACCCATGAGCCAGAGCCCGCGCCCGCCGCCGGTGAAGCCACCATTCCCCATGAAACGGCACCGCCACCCTTTGTTGGTGGGGAGCGTCTCAGGAGTGTGGCCGCCGCCCCACCACGACTCGACAGGAGTGTGGGCGATGGCGGACTTGAATTGCGAAGCAATGAACGAAGCCATGGTGTACTCCTTTCAAAGAGGTAGAGACGCTCTTGGTTTAGAAAGCTCTCTATCCACCTTATACCCCTTTCGACCCTTCTTTTTAGCTCCAACGCCAGACGTAAAAAGAAGAGCAGCCGGGGCTTTCGCCCCGGCTGTTTTCACCGTCTCTTGAGTTTGCGCACTCCCCACTGCACCGCCGAGATCCCACCGTAGGTGAGGACAGCGGCACCAGCGGCAGCTGCGACGGCAGGGAGGACGACCGCGGCAGTGGCAACCGTCGCACCCGCGGCGTATCCGAGGCCGTAGCGAAGCGTGTCAGCAGGACCGAGATTTGAAGCCATGAAATTCTCCTTCGTGTTTGAAGCTCTCTGGAAGTAGAAAGCTCTCTATGATCCTTATACCGCTTTCGATCTCGCTTCTTTAGCGAGATCGAAAGCAGCCGGGCTCTTCAGCCCGCACCCCAGCACCGAGTCGCGGTCCAGTCGTGGAAATCCTGGAGCCACTTCGGCTCGTATGGGAAAGCCATCAGCGGATGGCAGATGGCGTTGTGGACAAACTTCCACCAGTAGAACCTGAGATCGTGTTTGACGGCGTCCGACATAGAAATCTCCTTACCGTCTTTTCCCGTATTCCACCCTGCATTTTTAGCTACCATCTGCCCATGGCCTGCGCCAATTGCCCCAAGACGATTCAGATGGCCGCGTCCACACGGAAGGCCAAATCGACGACGCTCTCGATCGTCGTCGCCAACGCGGACCAGATCACCCAGTACAAGCGCCTCTTCCCGAACCACGCGATACGTCAGAATGTTCTCGGCCCAGGCCGCATCCAACTCATTCTCACGAAAACGAAAAGATAAATGGACGACCCGCTCAAGAAGTCCCCGTTCTCCGCGCTGCGGTCCACGCACAACTCGCTCGACCGCATCCTGAGAGAAGGAATGCCGTCGCGCTCTGGCATGTGGGTCGGCAAGATCGCCCACGTCTGGCGCGATGCGAATCAGCGCGCCCGCGTCTCAATGCTCTTCGATGTGGAGCCGCTCGATAACTGGCCCAAGGGCACGGACATCGCACCGCTATCCAGCACTGGCGGCGAGCCGGTGGCGGTCATCCCGCGGGTGCGCTGCCTGCAGCCGCTGTTCGGCGCGCTCGACTCCCAATCGACCCCGACCGGAAACATGGGCATCCCCAGCCAGGGCTCGGTCGTCTGCGTCGGCGAGGATACGCGCGGCTGGGTGATCCTCGGCTTCTACACCGGCCCCATCGTTGCCCAAGACGGCTCGATCGACACCAACGCCGAATTCTCCTACAACCCCGGCATTGAAGAGGTGGGGAACGCCGCGCTTGACAACCGGGCGCTGCCCGGCTGGTTCGACCTGGACGAGGGTGACTGGATCCAGGGCCGTAATGGCGCCCGAATCCGTGCATCGAAAGAAGGCCTCTACGTCGGCAGCGATGCCTACAACGGCTTCTTCTGGCGCACCGATGGGCAGCAGCGATTCGAGCGCTACGTCAATTCGGAAACGCGCGCGCCCGGCTATCTCGGCTACCACAAGACGTGGTTGGGTGCCTCCGCCACCACCAACGCCGATGGCTACACGCGGCGGACTGAGGTCATCGAGTCGTCTCCGTTCGTCGAGAACGGCGCACCGTATTTCGTGAAGCAGCGCGGCTTCGTCTCGTCTGACTGCTTGCTGCGCGGGCGCACTGCCGGCGAGACGCCAACCATTCTTCCCACCGATATCCTCTCACAGTTCGCATCGAATCGCTTCCTCCTCAAGCGCGACACGCTGGTGCAACCCACCGGCCCGTCGCCGAATCCGCCGATCCCGAACGACAACGACTACGCCACACGCGGCATGCCGGTCTACGACTTCAAGGTCTACGCCGATGGATCGGTCACGCTGCAATCCGGCAACTCGACGAAAGGCCTGGGCAACGTCCCGCTCGCCGCCGATGCGATGGACTTCAAATTCGGCTTCGACGTCCCCACCGGCATCTTCACCATCCGCATCGGGCCGGCGGCGGCGCCGGTGTTCAGCCTGAACGTGGACAAGGCCACCGGGCTGGCCAAGTTCTTCGCGAAAGGCGGCTATTTGTTCGAAACGCCGGCGGCTTTCCTGGTTGCGGCCGCAACTTGGGGATTGACCGGAACGGATGCCAAAGGCACCTCGAAGATGTCGGTCGCAGGCGACATGCAGCAGGCGATCCAGGGCAGCATGACGACGACCGCTGCGAAGGCGCTCTCGACATCCGCGAAGACGCTGAGCATCCACGGCGACGACGCCGGCACCTGGGACAAGAACGGCCTCGACACGCCCGGCACGGTCAAGGGCTCCGATCTCATCACCACGATGGGTATTTCCGTTCAGAAGCATCAGCACGTCTTCGGCTGCACTGCACCGTCCGCGCCGATCCCGTGCGTCACGTTCGCCGTCGAACCGGCCGGTACTCAGGTGCCAGCGGCGGATACGGCGCTCACCAGTTCAGCGATTGCCGTCAAGACATGAAGAAGTAGCATTCAAGTACCTCCGTCACAGGACAAAAACACATGCCGTCCACCCTGGAACCAGCGGCCCCGCGTCTCGACCCGGCTGAATTCGCCTCGGTCATCCCGGGCCTCAAGACCGCCGGAGTCCGTCTGACTTCGCCGCCGGCCTACTGGGACGACGAGATCATGCAGCTGCTCATCCGCGAGCACCCCTATATCCCGTCCGACCGCGCGCTGATCAATTTCACGCGCAAGGACGACGCCTCGGGCATGGCGACCGGCTACATCTCGATCGTCGGTGCCAGCCACCTCTCGATCCCGATCGTCATCCGGAACTGGGAACTCTCGCCGCTCGACATCCTGATCGTGCAGAACAAGGACCCGAGCGCCGACTCCAAGTCGCAGTCCACGTCGATGGACAACAACGAGGTGATGCCGCTCAACGAAGACACCTTCCGGCACGCGCTCGACGTCTCGTCGATCGGCGACCCGGTGCCGTCTTCGCAGCAGATCCAGTCGGGCTACTCCGAAGACGGAAGCTCGCTGCGTCTCCCCTACCGCGGGCGCACCGTGCTGGCCAGCGTTCTCGGCACCACCGAGAAGCAGAAGGAGAAGCTCGCTTCCCTCCTGCAGAACCGCGACGTGCTCATGGGCTTCGCCCACAACCAGACCGGTGGCGTGGTCGATGAATGGTTGGCCTCGCCCGAGCCGAAGAAGACCGCCGCGGCGCAGATCCTGCACGCCAGCATCGAACTGCCGAAGGGCATGTTCCTCGAACTGCCGGCCAACATCGAGGCCTTCAAGACCGACAGCATCCTCGCCGCCGAGATCTTCGTCGATGGCAACACCACCAAGACCGCTGTCTCGGTGGAAGCCGTCGATCTCTTCCGCAAGGAGAAGGGCCGCTGGCTCATCTTCGACGACGGCTCCTATGCCCGCGCGCCGATCGAGGCCACCGGCTTCAAGATGGCCGAGAAGGAAGAGGATGCCGCCGTCGCCGCGATGAAGGTCGCGACCGCGACGCCGGCACTGCGCAACGGGCAGACGCTGATGTTCTGCACCGATGGCATCTTCACCGCGCCCTGCAAGCTCGCCCGCGTCGCGGTGCATGAAGACCAGAACTACGTCGAACTGACCATGACCGATGACTTCGGCGCCGAGCATCGCATCGCGCTCGACGGTCGGCTCAAGACCGCGATCCACGACGACGCCCGCGACGTCTGGCTTCTCCCGATGACGACCCAGGTCATCGCTCTCGGCACGCACCAGGACCTCCTGCCCATGACGCCCGACAAGGTCGCCTCGCAGATGGCGCGCCTCGTGCCGGATCAGCTGGTGAATTCGGCTGGGCAGTGGAGCCTGATCGTCTCCGGTGAGCCGTTCTCGTCCTTCGTCGATCGCGAGAAGATGGCCGAAGTGCTCGGCAGCTACATCTCGAATCCCGAAGAGATCATGAAGAAGGCTGAAGTCGACGGCTCCGTGCGCTTCCGCGCCGGCATGGAAGATACCATCGAGCAGATCACCAAGCAGGCCAGCCGTCTGAAGGATCTACCGACCTTCTTCGTCGACGTCATGCGCGACATCGTCCTCCCTCTCGACAAGGCCGTGAAGCTGGCCGCCGCCATCGGCGATCCCTCGGGCGTGGATGCGGTGCTGGGCGCCGGCTTCCTGACCGAAGACAACGTCGCTGAATTCGTCGGGCTCGCCGACCAGTTCGAAACGGTGGTCGGCCGTCTCTGCCGCCTGCTCCTGGCCATCCGCCTGGGCTTCCCCGGCGATGAATCGGCAACCGTGGTCGCGATGAAGGCCCTCAGCCGCGTCGCGGAGCGCCTGCGCAGCACCGGCCTCGAAGGCCAGCCCGCGCAGTCGAATACCGGGGCCGCGGGATTCTGAGCCATAGATGGTCCCGCATCGCAAGATCCTCCGTATCATCGCGATTCTCGCGCACTGCTCTCTGGATCCTGAAGGCGAGCGCGAGAAGCTGGAGGACATTTGCCATGTCAAGTTTCCGAAAGACGTCCTCGGCTTCTGGACCACCGAGGTTCTTTCGTGGCTGACGCCTGAAGTCGAATCACTGCTGCTCACCACCGATTTCAACGCGGTTGGCAGCTACGAAGTGGCTTTCATGGCTGCCGCGCAGCTGGAGATCTCGAAGTACATCACCATCGGTCCGGACGGTCTCGAAATCAATCTGGCGCACCACATCAAGAAGTGGCGCAAGAACGAGCAGATGCGCATCTGCATCGAGACGTTGCTGCTGTGCGGCATCTCGGTGGAACAGGTCACCGCGGATCTGCGGCGCATGTACCAAATCCAGGTGACGGAAGACGACATCTCCGAATTCGCTGCCCTCTTCATCGACAACGAATTCATCGAAGGCGACTCCTGGCTTGACTACCAGGAGTGCATCGGCACCACCGAGTCGCTCTTCAAGATGAAGATGATGCAGGCCCCGAAGGACTACGCCCGCTACAAGCTGGGCGTGCCGGTGCATCTGAACGATGAAGAAGTCATCGATCGTCTGATGAGCGACAGCTATTTCGTCAACGTCGAGATGTCCGTCGAAGGGCAGACCACGACCGCTGCCGACATTGCCCGCATCAAGCTGGAACGCGACACCATCTTCAAAGCGATGGACCGCCGCGTGAAGATCCGCGTCGCCAAGCTGAACGAGGGCGACGGCGGAGCCACTGCCGCAGCGAAGGCCATCGCCAAGATCGTGCTCAAATACACGGAGCAGGAAATCCCGCTGATGTCGGAGGTTCCTGGTCTCTCAGCAGATCAGGAGAAGCCTCCCACGCCGGCGCCGATTGAAGCGGCACTGCCGGCGGTGAAGAAGTGATCGAAGAACCGAAGCTCAAGCTGGAGCCGTACGATTTCTGTCAAGAGATCCTCTCGCTCAACAACAAGCCTTTCGATCTCAGTGACTACCCGTATCTGAAGTCCATCTACAATACGAACTCCCGCGAGGTCGGGCTGTTCACCGCACGTCAGGTCTCGAAGTCGACCACGCTGGCCTCGCTGATGGTTGCGCACGCTGTCCTGAATCCGAAGAGCGCGCAGCTGTACGTGTCGCCCCTAGAAGATCAGGCGAAAGTCTTCTCGACTCAGCGTTTGAAAGATTTCCTCGAAGACAGCCCTCTCGTCCACGATGGATTCTTCTCCGGCAACATCACCAATCAGGTGCATCAGAAAATCCTCAGCAATGGCGCGATGATCTCGTGTGGTTTCGCACAGCGCACGGCCGATCGCCTGCGCGGCCGGTCGGCTGGCCGACTGAAGTTCGATGAAGTCCAGGACATCATGTCGGACGTCATCCAAGTCGTGAAGCGCATGGCGTTCCGCGTCTTGGAACCCAGCTTCTGGTATTGCGGGACGCCGAAGTCTCTCGGCAACCACATGGAAGGCATGCGCGGTCGCAGCACCGCGGCCGAGTGGGCGGTGAAGTGTCAGCAGATGGGCTGCGGCAAGTGGAACATGACCTGGGCCGAGAAGAACATCGGCAACCACGGCGTCATCTGCGAGTTCTGCGGTCGCTCGATCAACACCAATCTCGGACAGTGGGTCAAGCGCCGCGAACTGGATTTCGAGAAGGGCAAAGACGCCTCCGTCACCATGGAGTCGTATCGCGTCTCGCAGCTGATCTGCAAGCCGATCATGGACGATCCGTTCAAGTGGCGCGATCTGCTCAAAGACGTGCGCGAGATGAGCACGGCGCTGCTCTACAACGAAGTCTTCGGTTTACCTTTCGACTCCGGCATTCCGCCGGTCACGCTCAATCAGCTGATGCACTGCTGCGTCGCTGACCGCAAGAACGAGATCCCGGCCAAGGGTGCGAGAGGCATTCCTCCGCTGGTCATGGGCGTCGACTGGGCCTTCCATGGAATCGACTCCTACACCTACGTCGTCATCGGTGCCTGGAACTCCTTCCCGCATCAATTCGATGTCTACTACCACCACTGCTTCAAGGGCGCTGAAACCGATTCGCTGTACCAGATCAAAGAGATCCTGCGCATCGCCCAACAGCACGACATCTATCTGATCGGCGCTGACTACGGCGCTGGTCAGGTGCAGAACCTGCAGCTGATCAACGAACTCGGCGAGCAGCGTGTGGCCCAGATGTGGCACACCGGAATGATCGGCCGCGGCGGCAAAACCCAGCGCGCAAAGTGGGAACCGAAGACCCGCAAGTGGCATCTGGCCCGCACGCCGGTGCTGACCGACACCTTCGAAATGCTGCGCAAGGCGAACTGCCGGCTGCCGCGCGCCGAAGACAATGCCACCCTGTTCGACCACCTCCTCGCGGTCTCAATCGAGTTCAACGAGAAGACGAACACGATGCAGTACGTCCACATCAAACCGGACGATGCGACCCACGCACTGACCTATGCCATGCTGGCCGGCGAACTGCTGATCCAGGGCAACTTCGGCGCGCACGCCGGAAGCCAGTCCGTCAGCGCCGGGCAGCAATCTCTGGAACAAATGGCCGACGACGGCTGGGGCGTGCCCAATTCGTTCTATCAGTGACGGCGTTGCCTGCCATCCTATCACCAGTACAGTACAACGAGCCCTGACACGAGGTTTTTCCCATGACAGCCCAAGCACTGCGCCTGTCCAATTTCGCTGACGAACTGAAGAAGGCCGGCGTCGCAGGCGAAAGCATGCAGGCGGTGCTGGACAAAGTCGCGGAGCGTGAAGACCTCACGGCCGACGAGATCAATCGCGTCGCCGAGATGGCCAACCGCAATGTGCAGCTGGAACTGCACAAGACCTCCTCCAACAAGCGCTTCAAGTTCGAGGTCGCCGATCCCTCGAAGACGCGCACGCACGCGCGCAAGAAGAGCGCCGAGTGGCAGGCCCTCCCCGAGGCCACCGACACCGAGAAGCTGGCTGCGGCCATCAACGATGCCGGCGGCGATCCGTTCGCGGCCCCGCATCGCCAGACCGAAACCAGCCTGACCGGCTACCGCATCACCGACGATCAGGCCGAGAAGCTGGCGTTCGACATCCAAGAGAAGCAAGACCGCGAAGCGCTCTTCGCTCTCGACGAGTCGCGCATCAAGCTGGAGTTGCTGGAGAAGACCGCGAACTTCGAAGTCGCCCGGCTCTCCGATTCCGCGGAGTCCCACCGCAAGGATCTGATCCAGGCCGCGATGGACATGATCGAGCACGCTGTGACGCTGCCCGATCTCTACGCCGCCTGCTATGCGGCCGGCGCCGGCTCCGACATCGATCAGGCCAATCACCTCCGCAACGTCAACAACCTGATGGGCATGGTGATCGAGGGGTTGAAAGAGCGCGGCATGCCGGCCTACCGCATGGGCTTCCGCGACTACGGCAACCCCGAGAAGCTGGAAGCGATGTCCACCGAGGACTTGCTCAAGCACTGCATGATGGTCAGCGGCTACGGCGACATGAGCGTGCAGAACACGTTCACCATGCAGGAAGCCAAGGGCGCGAGCGTCGAGAAGGACGCGGCCATGACCTATTCCGAAGCGCACACCGCGGATCAGCCCATCGACTTCTGGTCGGATCAGACGAATGACCCGGTCAAGATCCTGATGAATCGTCCGTCCGTCAAGGACTACAAGATCCCGCAGTTCCGCGTCGATCAGGCGAAGAACCACGTGCGCGTCTTCAACTCGAATCATCCGTTCATCATCTCGGTCGAGAACCTCATCGGCGACCGCAGCCGCATGGTGCAGCTGCACGGCGCGCAGGAATACCTGGGGCTCAAGCTGAAGCAGATCGAAGAGGCCATCAGCGCTCTCTCCGGTGTGCGCGCGGCCCGCCTCGCGAGCGTGAAGGCCTGAGCCATGATGAAGCTCGGATTTTGGGGCGACTTCTCGGCGAAGTACGACACCAAGGGCTCTCTGCAGCCCCCGTCGTCCTCGCTCGGGAAGTTCGTCGCAAGCCCGGTGACGCAGGGCGTCGGCATGCTCGGCCTGACCGCGATCCCGGTCGGTCTCAGCGTGAAGAGCTACTTCGATTCGAAGAAACAGCAGAGCCTCGAACACCAGCTGAACGTGCACAAGAAGATGCTCGACATCATCTCGTCCGCGCACCGTGCGCAGCTGATGAAGTCGCTGGCGCCGGACATCGAGTCGCCGCGCACGCAGGCCGCGGTCATGTCCTCCGAACCGGCGAATGAAAATCCTTCGGTGCAGGGCGTGGCGCCGATGCCGAAGGTCGGTGGTCTGCTCCCCACCGGCGTGATGAACGCCGGCAAGGCGATGCTGCCGTCGCTCGGCCACGTCGCCAACGGCGCGATGGCGCTCAGCTTCGGCCGCGATCTGCTCACCCCGCGCCCGCCGCCGTCGCCCATCCGCCCGAACAACCCGCCGATGATGCAGCCTGCCGGCGGCGAGAAGCTGGGCTTCCTCGCCCCGCTCATCGCCGGTGCCGCACGCATGGGCGCCGCCGCGCTACCGCGCCTGATGTCGGCTGCCCCGAAGGCCATGGAAGCTGTCGGCACCGCTGCGAATGCAGCCACCGTCGCCGGGGCCGCGATGCCCAAAGCGCCGCGTCCACCCGATCCGATGAAGCTCTCGGTGCAGACGATGGTGGTGCGGCCGAGCCTGCCCGGCAGCGGCCCCGGCATCACCAAGGGCGGCCCGAAGCCGATCTCGCAGACGCCGCGCGGCTCGGCCGGCGCCCCTGGCGCGTTCACGCCGGACGTCAACATGCCGAAAGTCTCGGGCATGGTCGCGGACACCATCTCGAATTTCAGCAATGGTGCAGCGAGCGCGGCCGGCACCGGTCTCGGCAATATGCTGACCCGCAAGACGGACCTTCTGCCTTCGAAGATGATCCGCGCAAACGATCGCCCACTCTCTGACATCCGCTGAGGACCCAATGACCATCCAGAAGCTCGCGGCCATCGAAGCCGACCTCATCAGCGCTGCCGGCGAGGGCGCGACAGCGCTCCACTCCGAGATCTTCAAGAAGTTCGCGGCGCTCATCGAAGAGCCGGAAGACGTCGGTCTCATCTTCGACGCGGTCACGGACACGATCGAGCAGGAGAAGAAAACCGCCGCGACCTGGGGTGAAGGCCTCGGAATCGCCGGCGCAGGAATCGGTCTCGCTGGCGCGCTCGCCGGCCCGGTGTCTTCGATCGTCTCGCACTTCATGAATCAGCAGAAGAAGTCCAAGGCGCTCTCCGATGCGCAGGCGATGGCACCGCAGCTGTTCGAGCAGAACCCCGGCCGCGCCCAAGCCATCTTCGATCTCATCTTCAATTCGGCGCCCGATCTCGCGTCGAACACCGTCCTGCTCGTCGATCTGCTCACGCAGATGATGTCGATGCCCATGCTCGATCTCGGCACCATCTCCAAGATGGTCGAGATCTCGAAGATGCGCGCCGAAACCAGCCGCAACTCCGGTTCGATGTTCGCAGGCAATCCCGCAATGACCGGCTTCGGTCAGGCGCTCGGCGGCGTCGGTGATCGCATGACCGCGATGCGTCAGCCCGGCTTCATCGACCAACTCGGCCGCGCGCCGACCATGCCCGAGCAGATCCGCGGCGGCCTGCCGCCCGGCGACGGCGCGCCGAAGCACGCCGAATACAAGCCCGTGCTCAATTGGGCCACCGAAGCCGCCAAGAAAGCCGGGCTCACCGACAGCTTTACCGGCTCCGGCGACATGATGCAGCAGGCGAATCAGGGCACGCAGATGGACGATATGTCCATGGGCTCTTCGATGATGCCTCTCGACTCGATCGTGCGCGAACTCATCCAGAAGCAGCAGGAATTGCAGCAGCGCGAAGAAATCGTCGCGCAGCGCGAGCAGCAGATCCAAGAGGCGATGCAGCAGATCCAACAGGCCGGCAACGAATACCAGGGCATCTCCGGCGTCAACCCCAACACCGGCGATCCCGCGGAGCCGCCTGCCGCCGAGCCTGCCGCCGAAGAGCCCGCCGCGGAAGCGCCGCCGATGGCGGAAGATCCTGCTGCCGGTGGCGAACAGCCGGGCGCCGAGCCCATGGCGGCCGAGCCCGATGCTTCGGCCCCTGGCGACATCCCGCCCGGCGCGCCCCCGGGCGCGGAAGGCGACGAAGAGCAGACCGGCGTGAAGCCGGCGCCGGAAGGCGTCGAGCCCGATCCCGCGATGGGCGAAGAAACCGCCGAACCCATGACCGGCCACGGCGCTCCCGCGTCGGAAGGTGGCGGCGCGCCCGAAGGCATGCCGCCCGAGAGCGGCAATCCGCCGTCCGAGATCGGCGAAGAGCCCAACGGTCTCGGCTCGCAGCCCGAAGTCCCGGTCGGCCATCCCGAACCCGGCGACGGCGCTGCGGCGGCGATGCCGACCGAAGCCGGCGAGGCCGAGGCCACTGGCACCGAACCCACTGCGGCCGAAGAGGCGCCGCCGGCCGCCGAAGGCGAGACGGAAGACGCGCCGCACGGCGAGAATCCGGCTGCGGAAGGCGAAGAGCCCCCGGCTGCGGAAGGCGAAGAGCCCCCGGCCGCCGAGGGTGAAGAGCCCCCGGCCGCGGAAGGTGAAGAGCCCGGCGCGCATCCCGAGATCGACCCCGAGGCCGCGCTGGCCGCTGGGCCGAACACGCCGGAATCCGTCGAAGGCACGCCCGAAGACGCGGTGGCCGATGCGGCTTCGGGCGCGCCGGAAGGCTCGCCGGAAGACGAGGCCTCCGACGCGCAACTCGCGGCCACGCTCAATGCTGGCGGCCACGCGGCCGGCGGCGGTGGGGAAGCCGCGCCGCCGATGTCGGCTCCGGCTCCGGCTCCGATGCCGCAGCCCGTCACGTCGGCGCCGGCCGTCCCCGGCGTGACGCCGCAGGCGCCGCCGAATCCCATGTCGCAAGAGATCGTCCTCCCGCTGCGCATCTCGATCAAGCTGGGCGAGGCCGAGCCCAAGACCGACCGCGCCACCGCCTACGGCTTCTTCAACGACGCCATGGCTGATCTCTTCACCCAAAGCCGCTGAGACCACACCATGATCGCCACGTTCACGACCACGCTCATCAACAATCTCTGGACGGCGATCGTCACCACCGAACTCACGTCGGTGGAGCGCGCGCTGATCGACGCATACGGCGAGCCCCAGGTCGACGTCGCGGGCACGATCAATTACACCGACTCCATGCACAACCCGCAGACGTTCGTGATCGCGGGCAGCCCGAAGCTGGTCTACATCCGCAGCGGAACTCCGTTCAGCTTCGGGCTGAGCGCGATCGTCGATCCGGCTGCGTCGTACAAGGTGGCCGGCTGGGCCACCACGCTGCAGGCGCGCATGCTCGCGGCGATGACTGCGCTCAAAGCGAATCCGCCTGTCACCACGCCGAGCGTCGTCAACGTCGAGATGTAATCCATGATCGAGAAGTGGCTCAATACTGAGATGAAGGTGGCCTCGCTCTTCGATGGGCGCGGCTCCTCCACGATCATCAAGACGGCGCTCTTCCAGCCGGAAGAGTTCATCCCGCCATCGATCCAGGCATTCATCAATCAGGTGCAGCCCGATCCGCGCTATCGGTACATGCACACGATCGCGATGTCGGACGGCGACTTCTTCGGCAGCAATCTCAACGGCGACGTCTTCCGCGAAGCCGAACTGTGCGGCATTCAAGACCCGTCTGAAGCGGAGAAGAATCCCGATCCGTTCGCCGGCATCTGCATCCCGCGCTATCAGACGTTCGAGACCGCGAACTATTTCCACCACCACGACAACACGGACTTCTCGCCGCGCTTCGGCAACGTGCCGGTGGCCGCGTGGAATGCTCCGATGCATCGGGTGGAACTGATCATCCGCATCTTCGTCGATCGTGACCGCGACTCGGCGCAGATCCTCGACAACGGCGGCATCATCCCCGTCTCGATGGGCTGCCGCATCGACCACGAGCAGTGCCGCATCTGCCAGAACCGCAACCAGTTCATCCATCAGCGCTGCGTGCATCTGCGCACGATGATGAATCAGATCCTGCCGGACGGGCGTCTCGTCTGCGCGGACAATATCAAGCCTCGCTTCTTCGACATCAGCCGCGTCACCATCCCTGCCGATCCGATCGCGCTGTCGCTCGGAAAGGTCGCTGCATTTGGAGGCTACATGACCGCACCGCGGCGTGAGAAGGACGTCTACGATTCCATGGACCGCAACTGGAGATCAAAGATGGCCGAAATGGAGAAGCAGATGCCGCCGGCAGACGGCGGCATGCAGATCGGGCAGATCCATCCCGACTCGGATCCGGGCTGCGCGGCCGAGAGCGCAGAGGCGCCTTCCGACTTCACGGCCGAAGACATGAAGACGATGCTCGATACCACCGGCAACGATCTGAACCGGATCGTCTCGACGCTGGCGGCTTCCGGCGCCGTGCTCTCGCCGATCGAATTCGCGCATCTCGTCCTCGAAGCGACCACGATGGAGAATCCTGCGGCGATCGAGAAGGACGCCGAAGTGAATGCCCCCACGGCGCTTTCCCTGGACAATTTCTCCTTGCCTCTCTATCATGCGCTGGAGCAGAAGATCGCAGCACGCAGCGGATTCGCGGTGCGCGGTCCGGCCTCGGGGTGGGAACCCACCAAGATCGCTGGACCCGAACTCGTCTCCGACCTCTACGCGTACTACCGCCGACTGCTCGGCTCTTTGACGATCGACCATTTCTACAAGTCTGCGATGCTCAACCCTGCGCTCCGCAAACTGACGGGAAATCCAGTCGATCACGATCGCGTGAAATCCGCGATGTATCATCTGGCCTATGCCGGCATCTCAACCAAACTGTTGAGCCGCTGACAACCGGAGTGCATCTGAGAAGCGCAGGCATCCAACCCCTCTCCACTCCTGATCCAAGGTACCAAACCATGTCTTCCCGCACCCTCGCCCAGTTCATGACCGAAAACGGTCTCCTCAAGGAAGCCGCCGCGAAGCCCGCGCCGGCCGCCGCCCCCACCTCCACTCCCGCCCCGGCTCCCGCCGCGTCCAAGACCGGCGCCGCGAAGCCCGCGCCCGCCCCGGCCAAGACCGCCGAGCAGCTGGCGGCCGACAAGCTGGTGGCCGACGCCGCCGCCGCCAAGCTCGCCGCGGATCGCTCCGCCGGCAAGGGCACCGCGTCCCAGCCCGAGCCCACCCCCGATGGCGGCGTGAAGCCGCGCGTCAAGAACACCGATCCGCCCGCGCAGAAGACCGCCGCGCAGGAATGGCTCGCCAAGAACGGCTACGGCGACATCGCCGATCCGGCCAAGGCCGACCAGATGATCTCGATGTTCGTCGAGAAGGCCGAGCAGAACAAGACCGCCGCGCTGGAGAAGCGCGCGGCCGAGGAACGCGCCCGTGGCGCGATCCTGTTCCAGGGCTTCCTGGGCGAGCAGACCGCCTGGGGTCTGATGGATGCGGCCAACAGCGGCGACAAGGAGAAGTACGCGAGCGCGCTCAAGACCGCCTCGCTCGTCGCCGCCGGCATCGGCATCCCGGTCGAGAACATCGCGAAGCGCGCCGAACAGCTGCAGGCCGCCACCTCCTCGCCCGCCCTGGTCGATGGTCTGCTCGGCTCGGCCGCGCGCATCAACACCAGCGTCGTGCAGGAAGTCGCGGACAAGAACGACAACCAGAGCACCACCCGCTCGGTCGAGGCGATCGCCGGCACCCGCAAGGCCGTCTCCGGCATCGACGAGAAGCTGCTCCGCTTCGTCGACGCCTGGACCCTGCCCGGCAACCCCGGCCTCAACCACGGCCAGGAAGTGGATGAGGGCAAGGCCCGCTCCTCGATGGCCTGAACAAGGTCGAAGTGAACCCAGCCGGCGAAAGCCGGCTGGGTTTCTTCAGTAGAAGAGATCATCAAAACGCCAGGAGAGTTTCACCGTGAGCACGACCATCAAACAAGCTGCGCCGGTGACCCTGGAAGAGTTCTACGCCGAGACGCTGAAAGCGAATGGCGTGACCGCGCCGAATCCCGCCGACATCGAGAAGCTCGCCGCAGCGCGCGGCGTCTCCGCCGAACTCGCCAAGATCGCGCAGAGCGTCTACAACCAGATGCTCGTCGATGGCGTCGAGCATGAATCGCCCCAAGCCAAACTCGCCGATGCCTTCACCGTCGCCGAGAACTACCTCAAGCACAACCGCACCTGTGCCGAATTCGGCGCCGCTCTCGCGGAAGAACTCAAGATCGCCGCCGCCGCTGCCGTGCAGGCCGTCTTGACCAAGCACCAAGTCGAACTGAGCACGCATGACGCGCTCAAGATGGCGGAACTCGCCCAGGGCGTCGTCTCCGTCTCGCCCGAGCAGATGCAGGCCGCGCAGGCCGTCATCATCACCGCTGCGTCCACCGCGGACGGCGAAGAGATGTCGAAGCGCGCCGCCGCCGCCGTCAACCTCCCCGAATTCGATGCCCGTGGTCTCTTCCACGGCGGCACGTACGACGCGAACGCGCTCGACCTCCACGCCTTCTACGCCGCGACCGGCGCCTACTACGGCGGCGATGCAGACCTCGGCCGCAAGGTCGCGAGCGCGCTCTCCGGCAGCGAGAAGACCGCCGACCACCGCGGCCCCGCGCACGCCTTCGTCGCCATCGCCGCGCAGACCCGCACGTGGCCCGAGTCGATGAAGTTCGCCGCGGCGCAGGCCAGCCTGATGTCGCCCGCCGTCGAGTGGTATCTCAACGCGCGCCGGTCGGATGAAATCCAGCTGCGCGCTTCCTCGCAGGAGGCCTGATGTTCGATCGCGACAAGGAATTCAGCGATCTGCTCGCGAATGTGGATGTGCGGTTGAAGACCGCGCAGGCCCGCATCCAAGCAGCGAAACCGCTGACCCAGAAGACGGCCGAGAAGCTGCAAGAGTCGGTCGAGGAACTCGACAAGGAAGCGCGTGTCGTCACCGCTTCCCTGCGCGAGATCCTCTCGGCCCGCGCGGAACGCCGTGCTGAAAAGATCTCGGCCGCTCGCTACATCACCAAGGCGGCGCTCCGGCTCTTCGCCAGCGGCGCCGTTTCTTCCAACAACTGATTGACGCTGTGGACACGCAGAATATCGTTGCCACCAGCAAGATCGCTGCGGCTGCTTCGACCATCGAGAAGCAAGCCAGTCTGATCAGAGAACTGCACTCCGCGCGTCTGCAAGACGTCAAGACTGCGGCAGCACTGGTTCAGGCGGTACAGCAAGCACAGGACGGTCTCATTGATGTCTCCGACATCTTCGAGCACGCCCGACAGCTGATCAAGACCGGTTCGGTTCGCTCGACGGCGGCGGATGACCTCTTCGAACTCTCCCCCGGAGATATCGAAGGCGCTCCACCCACCGAAGGACAAACCACTCCGACTCCTGGCAAGCTGGACCCGCTGACCTCCTTCCTGCGCACTGTGTAGGCGCGCCGGAACAATCAGTCTCCGCCTCTTCGACCTCTCTGCGCAACGTGAGTTGCAGGAAAACCAATGCTCAATTCCCTCATCCCCATCACGCCGCTCTCGCACGTCGAGACGCGGTCGGTGGCCTTCAACACTGCCACCGTGCAGCTGTGGTTGGGCCGCTGGGCGATCCTGGATTCCACCGGGCTCGCCATCCCCCCTGGCATCAGCGGCGCCGGCCTCGGCGGCGCGTATCTGACCTGGGGTCCTTCCCACGCGGTCCCGGACGATCTCCCCGCCGTGGCCTACAACGTCGACGGTTCGCTCGTCGATCCCACGCAGCTGTTCAGCCTGCCCGACGCCATGGCGTCCGGTCAGGTCGGCCTGATGTACGGGATCTTCCGCGCCACCGTGCAGCCGGTCGGCTTCGTCGCCGCCGGCATCGCGATCGGCTCCGGCCTGCAGCTGGATGCTGCCGGTCGTCTCATCCTCCTCGCGGGCGGCGTCCGCGTGGCCACCTGTGAGGCGGTCTCCGCCAGCGCCCTCACTTTCCGTACGCTGGGAGTCTGAGTCATGGATACCCAGTACCTCGATCTGTTCAAGAACGACAACACCACCTTCATCCGCGAAGTCGGTGGCCCCAACACCATGAAGATGGCGGAAGCCGCCGGTCTCTTCATCGCGGTGAAGCTGCGTGAGCGCGCGTTCTCGCGTCAGATCCTGACGCCCCGCACGGTCACCCGGTATGACCTGAAGCGCTCGTCCCTGCACGAACAGCTGGTGTTCGTGGACGAAAAGGAAGTCGACGTCGGTCCCGCGACGGTCATCAACTTCCGCGCCGACCCGGACGGCACGTACATCAACACGCCGGCCTACGAGATCCCCATCCAGGAGATCTCCTCGAACCTCATCCAGAAGCGCGAGATCGAACTGCTGGCCAGCATGCAGCCGGTCGTCAAGATCGTCGAAGAGAACATCGTGCGCGAGATGGAACGTGTCGAAGACACGATCTTCCTCAAGTACGTCGAGGCCGCTGCCGCCGCTGCGGGCAACATCCTCGTGATCTCGGGCACCGGTCAGAAGCTCACCAAGGCCGCCGTGGTGACTCTGATCAACCTGATCGAGAGCAAGTTCCTGAAGTGCACCACGCTGCTCATGGGCGTGACGACCTTCAACGACATCCTCGGCATGGACTTCCAGGACCTCGGCAGCGATCTCCTGAAGGAAGTCACGATCGACGGCTACAAGTACTTCAACTGGGCCGGGCGCAAGCTGATCGTGTCGATCAAGGTCGATCTGCTGACGGACGGCGCCGGCAACCCGATGATCTACGGGTTCGCCGACGAGAAGGCCCTCGGCCGCTTCCTGGTGCTGGAGAGCACGAAGTTCGGCGTGAAGAAGGAGTTCCAGGTCCTCAGCTTCTGCAGCTGGGAGTACATCGGGCTCGCCATCGCCAACGCCCCGGCCGTGGCCCGTATCAGCCTCGCGGCCTGATAGTAGCTACTTTCGGGTTGTGCGCCTGATCTCGCCTTCGACATTGGTGGTCTCAAAACCCCGGCAGAAATGCCGGGGTTTTCTTTGTTCTGGGTCTCTGGTGTTGACAAGACGAAGAGCTACACTTCTGCGGTCACCGTCGACACGCCTTCTTCGGGCATCCCTACGGCGCCCGGTCGACAGTGACACCATCCCTCTCAAGAAAGCGAAAACATGACTCTCCTCCGCGCCGACACGACCGCCACCAAGGTCACGCTCAAGAGCCTGATCAATGCCCCGCAATCGCTCAACGGCGTGATCACGCTGAAGGCGAATGAGACGAAAGAAGTCGATCTCGCGGGAATGAACCCCGCGATCCGTCGCCGCGCCTGGGCCGCGATCCAGAACGCGAATGGCAAGTCGATCGAGATGACCCTCTCGACCGGCGTCATGCTGCCGCGCCACGTCGCCAAGAACCCCACCACCGCGGCCCCGCGGTTCCAGCGCTCGACGGATCTCAGCCGCCCGGCGGTGGTCGCCGGCCCCGCCATCAAGCCGAAGGTGGACGGCCCCGCGCTCACCATCGACACCAAGGTCACGCCCGGTCTCGATCCCGTGACCGGCAAGAACGTCAAGCACACGCCGCCCGCGCCCGCCGGCACCAGCCCGGCGCAGTTGCAGGCCGCGGCGGCAGCCGCCGCGACGCCGGCCGCGCCCGCCCCCGCCGCCGCGCCCGCCGCGCCCGCCGCGCCCGTCGTCGCCCCCGCCGTCGTCCCCCCGGCGGCGCCGCCCGCCGCCGTCGAGACCGCGCCGGCCGTGGCCACCCCGAGCACCGCGCCCGTGGTCGAAGTCACGCCCGCCGTCGTCACCCCGGCCGCGACCGTCACGCCGGTCGAGACGGTCGTGACCCCGGCCGCCACCGTCGCGCCCGTCGCCGAAACCGTGCCGGCCGCCCCCGCCGCACCCACGGTCTGATCCGTGTCCGTCGTCGAGATCGATGACACGGAACGCATGAAGCGCGCGGTGACCTCGCTCCGCGAGTTCATCCGCGACAAACGCGAACTGAATCGCCTGCTCATGGGCCAATTCGAATCGAACGATTCAGAGTTGCGCATGTGCATCGCGCAGGCTGTCACCGATTGGAATATGTCGCCGCCGCTGATCCCGCCGATCACGCTCAAGACGCATCCGAACAAATACCTGCTCTTGCAGTGCGCGGCGATCCAGGCGCTCACGAGCGCAGGTATCTGGCACAGCCGCGAGCACATGCCCGGCAGCGACGGCGGCACCAGCGGCGACGATCATGCAAAATCCTCGGAATATAGCGGGTGGATCGAGCGTCTTGAGCAGCGCTACGAACGGCAGAAGTCGGATCTGAAAACCGCAATCAACATCGCTCTCGCCTACAACCAGATGGGCGTGATGAGCGAATACGGAACATGGCAGACGGCATATGGCGAGTGGTGGTAATGAACTTCTTCAAGCTCTCGACTGTCGCACCACTCGCTCGCGTCGGAACGAATGCGCCGGCGCCTCACGGTGATTCGAATCCCGCAACGCTGATCGCGAATCCATTCGGAACGCAGAACACCAAGAGCCCAGACGCACACGAATACGAGAACGGCCATCTCTTCGCCGAGCACCTCGGATTCCAAGCAATCTCGCAAGCAGAAGATCAGCACTGGCTGTCCTGGCAGGAGCACTCGGAGGCCTGGAAGCAGGGCTTCGCAGATACGCTCCGTTCGCTTGGCCTCGCCCGCGACATCCCTAAACTGGCAATAGCCACCAAGGTCAGCGCCATGTCCTACATCAATCTCTTCGACCGTTTCACCGCGCCGGCCACCGACGATGCGCTCGACGCCATCCTCGATCGCGAAGACGGCGAGGAGAAGTTGGGCTTCCTGCCGATGCCGGTTCTCGCAACCGGCGGTGCGATGGGGCTGCATTCGATGGGCAGCGACGAGGTCACCCACGACCCCAACGTCTCGTCCAAAGAACAGGACGCGGTGCGCGCCAACACGAGCAGCGGCCTTGGGGACGCCGGTGCGACGATCCTCGACGACGCCGCGCTCGGTGGCGTGCTCGGTGCGGGCGTCGGCGCGGTCGATCGCTACGGCATCGCGCCGCGCGCCTGGAACGCGGTGAACGACGCAGCGATGACCGGCGTTACCGCGGTGGGCAAGGGTCTCGCGCCGACCGCGCCGCCGGCCGCGCCCGATCCCAAGATGGACATGGCCCAGCGCATGCAGGGTGCCCGCGATTCGACCTATGATACGGCCTCGAAGGCGCTGCAAGGAAATCGTGGTTTCCGCTTCGAAAGCGATCCTGCGGCCCACCCCGGCTTCTTCTCTCGCACGGCACGTGGCGGTCTCGCAGGCCTGGGCCTCGGTCTCGCCGCCGGCATCCCGCACTCGATCGCAAACGCCTACATGGGCGGCCACGATGAAGCGGCCCAGGCGCTGCACGATTACCGCACGAAGGAATCGTCCTTCGCTCCCGACGATCTCGAAGACGAGGAGGCGCCGTGGGCGTCGTCCTTCTTCGGCGAAGAGAAGATGGCCGCGTTCTCGCTGAATCCCGTGCGCGGCGGCTCCGATGACGTCATCTCCCGCAACCCGCAACTCACCGGCCAGGAAGCCGATGACGCGCGGCCGGGCTTCGCCAGCAATCTCGCCGGCAACCTCGAAGCGGCCGGCGGCGGGCTGATCGGTGCAGGCTTCGGCGGGCTGGCTGGTGCCATCGGCGCCCCGCTGCTCGGCGGCGCGGTGAGCATGATCCCCGGCGGCGAAGGCGTCGGTGAGACGATCTCCAACATGGAGATCCCCAGCGCGATCGCAGGCGCTGGGCTCGGAGCGGTCACCGGGCACCAGATCGTCGGCCGTGATTACGGCCGGCGCCACACGGTGCAGAACCTGCACAGCGCCGGCCTCTTCGATCGCGGCGCCTGATCAGTAGCGCCCGTCTCCTGCCTTGAAGTGATCAACCTCATGACAGTTCGGGCATAGTAGAATAAGATTTTCATCCCCATTGTGCCGACGATTTCTGTCGACATGGTGGATTTGAAGAACTCCAGGTTCTTCGTTCCATTTGCACCGTTCGCATTTGTTTCCTGCTCTCTTGCGAATTCGATCTGCCGTCGCGCCCCGATACGTCACTCCACCTTTCCACGTTCGGCATTTCTCTTTTGTAGCGTGGCGGATTTCGAAAATTCCGATGCGACGAAGATAGCGAGCTACCGTCTGACCATTTGAATGGCCAACTTTCCGCCCGATTGCCCCAGCACTCAATCCAGTCTCCCACATAGACAAAACAAGAGTTGTATCAAAAGCGGTAGGTTCTCTATCTCTGTAACATTTCGACGAACAATATACACCACGCCCCTCATCTTTTTCTGAGCGTTTTATCCTGAATTCTTTTGTGCACGTTTTGCAAACACAGATGACAGAGTTTTTCTTCGCGTGAAGTAGCCCCATGCATTTACGGGAACAGGTGATGGCCGCATAGGACTTGAAATCCACGAGGCAGACTGGGCATTTACGATCTGTTCCATATTTTATATTCGTGGCCACAGTGTCGGTATACTACGACTGCGTAGGCGTTGTAAAGCGGCTAGTGCGCGTGGGACAGCGGTAGGTAGACTTTCCGTGTTCCGGAGCTACTCCAATGCCCTTCCAATCTCGTGCGCAGCAGCGCTATTTCTATAGCAACAAAAAGGAGCTAGAGAAAGAGGGAGTAGACGTCGACGAATGGTCGCACGCCACCGACTACTCACACCTGCCGGAGAAGAAGCGGAAGAAGCACCAGAAGAAGAAGGCAGACTTCTGGGCGAGCGAAGTCCTGAAGATGGCCTCGTTCGACTACAAGGAACTGATCCGCAAGCGCAGCGAAGCGCGAGGTGAATGCCCCGAGTGCGGGAAGGCCACGCACAAGTGCGTCTGCTCGAAAACCGCATCGGCCCAAGTCGAGATCGACGTCGATGAAGACAACTGGGCCGCCGACTACATCGAGATGAAGACGGCTGCCATGTTCGGCCTCGGCGGCATGGCGCGCGGA